TTATGCAGCGGGCCTGTTTCTTTGGGGCATGGTTGGGGCAAACTCACTTAATTTAGAACTCAGCATTGCTATCTGATCCAGATTGTTCTCCTCCATCCACTTACCGTAAACCTGAAAAACCATCTGAGCATCTGCGTGGCCCATTTGGTTAGCAATGAAGTTTGGGTTAGCCCCGGCAGAAAGTGACCAGCAGGCATAGGTGTGTCTTGACTGATACGACTTCCGGTGACGAAGACCAGCTCTTTTCATTGCGGCATCCCACGAATTCCCGATAGAGTTAATTGAAAAGTGTTTTCCGAAATTGCCTGCTCTGGCAGTCAGAGAAGGCAGAAAGACGAAAGTGCATTTGCTCTGCTCTTTTTTCCCGTACTCTCTCAACTGAACCTGAACGTTATGCTCCTGTGATAACCTGGTCATTTCGTACTGGCTCCTGAAGGCATCGAGGGCAGGGGTGATCAGATGAATTACCCGGTTGGTACCAGCATCTGTTTTCGGCAGAGTAAACTTTCCCTTTTGTGTCAGGCTTCTTCTCACCGTTACAGTGCCTGCCTTTAAGTCCACATCTTCCCAGGCCAGCCCGCATAATTCACCCGGCCGCAATCCGGTGTAAACAGCGATTGCCCACAGATTTTTACTCTGCTGATGATGGCAAGCATCAATAAGGCGCGGGAATTCGTCTCTGGTGATTGGATCTGGGTCTGGGCGAGACTCCCTGAGCGGAGACATACCGGTCATTGGTGACCTTGAGATATACCCATTTTCAACTGCAAACTGAAACAGGCCATACATCACGGTCATATAGTTGTTTACCGTGACAGATGATCGGCCTTTTTTTACTGTCTTGTGCCCCTTCTTCAGTGTCTGATAACCGGTAAGAAGCTCCCTCCTCAGTTCCAGTAATCTCTCCTTTGTTACCGATGACACCAGAGTTAAATGGTTCAGAACAGCCAGGACGTTTTCTGTCACTCTTCCATATGTGATCATTGTCGATTCGGCCACTTCCATCTCTTTCAGAACCAGCCACTTCTTGCACAGCTCACCAATAGTGATTTCCTGCATCGACTCGCCGAAACGTTGCAGGTTTTTCGAGTTAGGGAACTGGGCTGAGTAAACGAAGTTACCAGTCTTTATTGCGTAGCATATCGACGTTCTAAGCTCTCCAGCTACCTTCCTGTTCTTTGGTGTGTCAGGTACGCCAAGACCCTCTCTGACCCTGACCCCCTTATATATAAACCACAGGCGCAGTGTGCCCCCGTGGTTCTCGACCCCGGTTGGATATTTAGACATGCCTTTTCCTCGTTGTTAAACGTAGGGCTATTTAAGCAGATTTTTGACGGGGGATCGCCGGGCGCTGACGTTCTACCCAGTTATCGACTTCAAAGCGGTTGTAGAGGATAGGGGAGTTGTCCTTGGGCTGGAGGTCTCCGGAGTAGTGACGATACTCTCGCCCCTCAAGCCATGACTTCTCCCTGGCTGACTTGATCGCATGCTTTGTAAGCCCGGTCAGCGCAATCAGAAGCTCTTCGGAAACCCACTTGTTTGGTACCAGTTTGATAATGTCGCTCATTGTATGTCTCCGTTAAATTAATACTGCGCCCACAGAATACTTAGCCATTGCACACCTTCCGGTTCGTGAAAAAATGAGATTAGAGCGCCCAGCGCCATAAGTGCGGCGATGAGCCAGTTCATGGGGTTTGATTGCATGGTGAACTCCCAAAAAGAATGCCCTCACAGTGGAGGGCAAAAGGGATGACGTTGCAGTGCTTTCGCACCCAATAGCCAGCTCATTACTGGCTATCAGTTGCGTCATTTACGCCATGCAAAGGTTAGAGGCTCAGGGGTTATCCAGAGGTGGCGCATGTTCGCCACGTTCACCACATCAGAATCCCGCGGGTAAATCTCCACGGCATCCCGATCCCCATATCCAACGGCTGACTTTATCTCCTGCAACGCATCCCAGCTGATGCCATCCTTCCACCGGCCAGAGCTGCCAATGCTGGTTGTGTTCACCGTCAGGCGAATGACGCCGTCGTCTTCCTGAAACTCCTGAACCAGAAAATAAGAGTTAGCCCACACGTTGCTCCGCTTGGGGTCGTGGCATCGTGCCGGCCACTGCGATTCCGGTACCGGTTTGAGTATTCCGATCACTTCTCATGCTCCTTAATTTTTTAATGTGCTCGCTCGTCTCCAGTTCGGCGCGTATCTGTGCCGCCTCACGGTGATCGAGGTGCTCAAAATCATTGTTAAAACGGTCGATTGAAGCGGTGTTGATCCGGCCCTGTCGCCAGCAGCGGACTATCTGAGAAGTGCAGCTGTGGATGATGACGGGCCAACCGTGCTGGTCAGCGTAAATCTGACCCCGTTGAATTAGCTGAAACATTGGGAAGATCCTGCATCATTAGGAAGACGATCATTGCCGAACGCAGGGCTTTATCGCATGGCTGATGAGCCACCACGTGCACCTTTAGATCGTCAATTCCGTATGCAGTAACCCACTCAGCAGAAACATCACATTGATGCTCGGAATCGTATTCAACACTGATTCGGTTTGCAGAAATTATCGGCCATGCGTCCGCCGGGTTGTTACATGGGTCGAACTTGGCATAGACCTCTTCCCGCTCGATATGCTCTCCAAACTCAACGGTATTTACCTGATGCAGCAGATCGACAGCCGAACCGTTGCCGCGGCGATGGGCCTGATTTCCATCTGATAGCGCATCCATTACTAGGCCGTTTATATCTGCATCACTCAACTTGCTGTAATCCATCACATCCCCCTCTGCTTATTCTTCAGCTCGATAACACCATGGCACTCCGCGCAGGTCTGGCAGCCGGGAACGGCAGCGCGCCGCGGCTCGGGAATTGGTTCGTCGCATTCGGCGCAGTGCTCAGATGATACGACGTTGCGGTTTACTCGGTGAGCGGAAAGGGCAGCGTTACGCTGAAGCTCTTCAATCTCTGCTGCGGTATCGATGATGTCCATGGTCAATGCTCCCGGAACTGTCGATTAATTCGGTTGAATGTGAACGCCAGCAATAAAAAAGGAGCCTTAAGCTCCCGGGTGATTAGTTCCTTCATGCTGCTCCGCCTTCATTCTTTTCGGCTTCGACCGCCATCTGCTCAAGCCGTCGCGATAGCTCGGCGGCCAGCGTCTGGAATTCTTCTTCGGTGGCCACCGGGATCGGCACAAAGCGAATCCCGATGTGCGCCAGGTTGTTGGCGATTTCGAGGCTCTTCCTCAAATCAACGGGCGAGGCTCTGTTCATGCGGCACGCTCCTCTTCCTGGAAGATAATTTCCATTTCAAGCTTCTCGGCCAGCGCATTCTCCGCTCGGGCACCAGCGGAGTGCTCCCAGCCTTCAAGCATGTAGATAGCATCAGCACAGCGAAGCATAGACAGACAGATGTCCATGTACTCGGTCTGGGTTAATCCATCTGGTAGACGGGCGGGATTCAGAACAATATGGCCTTTCGACCAGAGATGAAAATGCGCATGGTTAAAAGCGGCGCGGTTAAAATTAGGTAGGCCGCTCATGGGCCCGGCAATATAAACTTTCACGATTCCACTCCGAAGCGGCGATTAAGCCTGCCTGTGTATACGACGAACTCCAGGAGGCTAACTCCCAGAGCTTCAATTTTCTTGTGGTGCTTGTTGATGATGGGAGGCACCGTTTCGTTCCAGTTTGGCTTTGGCTTCTTGCGCATGGCCTGCTGGATTTCCTCGGTGCAGAGGCGGCAGGCTGCGCGGATGGCGTTGTCTTTTTCTGGCTTCATGCGGCCTCCGTTTTCACAACTTGGATGGCGCAGCCGGGCAGCAGTTCTACCGCGGCGGTGTCGCACTTATTTCCCCAGTGATGCCAGCCTGTCGCTGCGCTGCGACTGAATAATTCAATGCGTGGCACATCACCGTAAAGCAACTCCAGCCTGTGCCGTACTTCCCACGGCTTTTCGCTGTGCGCTCCGAGCGGGCTGTATACCACCTGCTTAATCCCGGCGTGCTTTCGTTCCAGCCCGGCGCCGCGGGTAGCAATCAGCAGATCTTCGGTATTGGCCCGGGTGTGGTTGCCGCCGTTCATGCGCGTCTCGGCGTTAAGCAGATCGAGGAAGTCGTAAAAGTCGCTGATTTCACCCTCGGCCAGCGCCTTGTTGATGCGAAGCTCGGCGTTCTGGTTCAGCTTCACCCAGGTAAAGCCTTTCATTGTGCGAACGGTAAAGCCCCAGGCTTCGGCCAGCTCGATCGCCTCCTGGTTATGCGTGCCCGTGTACCACATCGCCAGCACCGCATTTTCGGCGGCAAGTTCCCACACTGGCAGGCGCTTGATGTCGATGAGCTTCATGGTGGAGTAGTGATCGGCAGCAGCGCCGTTGCTGATGGTGTTGCCGTAAGACCAAGGGGGATCGACATACAGAAGTGAGTATTTCGTTGTCATGCCGCCTCCTGCCTTTCCCGATATTCCTCAGCGAGCCGCTGCGCCTTTAATGGATTGCTGACCACTTCACCCCATGGCATTAGCCAGCCGTTACCAATGAAGGGAAGGCACAGAGTGCCAACCCTGATGTCGTCTTGAGCGTGAGTCATAGGATGGACTCCATTTCGTCGATGTAGAGGCCCTGAGCAATCAGGCGGCTACGGCGGGCGGCACGTTCAATGCACTCCTGCCGTCTGCCTTCCTGCGATTGCTCTATGGCGCGCCGGGTGAACAGCCGCGATTTACCCTGCGGCGTTACGACCTTTGGCTTCGTGACCAGGTCGAATTTCCGGTCGCAGATTCCGTCCTCGTTGATCCATTTTTCCGACTCAACGATCTGAGCTATCTGTCCGGAGCCGCGGGTAATGCCGTTGGCAACCCGGTTAAACTCGATGAGCGTTACGCCAAACTTCTCGGCGATTTCGCTGCCGGTTACCGGGCGGCCGCGCGTCTGAATCATCCAGATAACGCGTTCACGGAGGCCGGAGAATTGCCCGGTTCGCCCGGGCCTGCGATAGAAGGGTGTGCGTTTCATGCTGCACGCTCTGTGATTTTCAGAATTTCCGATTCCAGATCTGCAAGGAAGCTCTTAACCTCAGACTCGATTTCGCGCGCCAGCTCTTCATCGAAATGAATTCGCTTCTTGAAATAGGCGAGGTCAGGCGGCAGGCGATCATCGAAACTAACGAAATCACACCATTTCCGCCCGGTGCACATCATCTGCGCATGCATTTGCAGCATGTACTGGCGCTTTGGCTCGCCAGTTTTCAGCGTTTCAAGATGGGTCCAGGTGTTGGGGCATTTGATTTCGATAAGCCCGTCGTCGTTAACAAGTCCGTCCGGGCTGGCTGCGAATCCGGGTATGTTTGGGTGATCAATGAGTCCAACTTCAGTGATTTCTGCATCGAACTCATTCAGCGCGTACATTTCGCGCGCCACTGGCTCAAGTTCAGTGCCACGCATCATCGCGGCATTCGAAAAACCTTCCTCCAACTTCCCGGTCAGTCGTTGGCAAATCAGCTCGGCCATGTAGTTCTGGCGGCTGGTGGAGTAGCCCGACTTAGTCCGGGCCATGACATCAGCCAGTCGACTGGCAGTGACCTTGCCGCAGCGCGCAGCAAACCATTCAGGGGTGCGTTGCTCCATCATTCAGCCTCCGCATCTGCGACATTGACAGGATCGGCGTTGTCGACAGCAAGACTCATGTCATACATGCGTCGCTTCTCAACTGCGCCAATTACCTGCTTCTCTTCAGCGCTCAGCGCCACCCAGAACTCTTGATACTTAACGGTTCCAAGGCGCGCGGCAGACTCGCCTTTTGCGATCAGGTCCGGGCGACGGCTATCTGATTCATGGCCCGCATGAACCTCTGCCGTTGTTCCTTCAATCACTCGCTCTGCCTCGTCCTGGTCGAAGATGCCAGCGAAACCAAAGGCCAGACGCGCGCACTGGATCAGCGTCTTGTGGCGAAGCATGCGGGTAGGGTGGGACTGCCATGGCTGAGTGTTGCGCTTGCACTCTCCCATGTACTCGGTGACGATGGTCGGGTGCTTACGGTCTTTGCGGTAAATCTTGCAGGTGCACGCGCCTTCCTCCTTGTCGTAAGAGAATTCCATGCCGTCAAACTGAGGATGTTCGTTGATAATGCGAGCCCATCCATCAACGCCGACGACCGGGACAATCCCGCCTTTATCTGGAAAGGCATAAATCTCTTTGGTCCATGGGTTCAGGCCGTACTGGTTGGCGACGATTAGCAGGGCTGTAAATTGCTCGTCCGTGACGTTGCCACCTTTAAATGCTGTGTTCTTCAGCGTATTCATCAGGTCTGTACCGGCATCCATGCCGAGGCGAGCGGCCAGTTTCCCGGCCATGGTGGAAAGTGCAGTACTCATTGTTAATTCCCTCAAAAATTAAAACGGGCAGCCGGTACGGTGTTCCCAGTCGTGTTCCGCCTGGGCGTAAGCAACTGCCGAAATGAAATCGCTGTAGGCCTCGCCAGCTTTATCGCTGCGAAGTCCTTCGTATGGGCTGGAGTCAATCGGTACCGTGAAGTGGAAGAGGCCGGATGGCTCTTTTGGCATCATGTCAATGATTTGCTGCGCCCGGTCGTCGATCCACTTCTCTTTCTCGTCGGTGAGCTGCTGCTCAACCCAGCGCCGATCTTCGATGCGGTCGTATGTGAGGTATGCGTTCATGGTTGCCTCAGTAATGAATTTTCGCGCAGGGGATCAGGTCATCCTTCAGAGCGGTGAGCACTTCGATAGCCTGTTCGCGGGTTAAGCTGGTGTGGCTGGTGAGCGCGTTAACGATGTTGGTGCCGACAGTCTTGCGGTGCTTTACGTCAGCTTCGCGCTTTGCCTGTTCATCGGCGATGCGCTTCTCTTCGGCCAGGCGTTTCTCTTCTGCCTGTTTTGCCTTGAGGCGCTCAGCTTCCACTGCCGCAGCTTTTTCTCTTTCCGCCCGCGCTTCTGCTTCCTGCTTCTCACGAACCGCACGCTGTTCCGCTTCGACGCGCTGGCGTTCAGCCAGCTCTGCACGTGCTTTCTCTTCAGCTTCACGGCGCGCTGCGGCTTCAATCTCCGCTTTGTGCTTCGCTTCGGCATCACGGCGGGCCTGTTCCGCAGCTTCCCGCTTAATGCGCTCTTCGTGCTCACGCTGAGCCTGTTCCGCCAGGCGGCGCTGCTCTTCGCGGTCACGGTCAAACTTTTCATTCATCAGCAGAGCCATTTCGTGGTCTGCTTCGATCTGCGCGGCGCGCTGGTCATCGAACATCTTGTTCATCACCAATGCTTCTTCGTGCATAGCGTTCCAGGCTTCTTCCACCCGGATTCGTTCCTGCTCAGCTTCCCATTCGGTTAGAGGACGGCGCACTTCATCCTTAAGCGCGTCCAGCCGCTCACGCACAATGCGGCGGCTTTCGTCGATCTGCTTAGGCAGGGCTTTAAGCTCAGCAACCAGATCCTTACCGGCGTTGTCGATGTAAGTTTTGGAACGGGCAACCTTATGCGCCATGGATGCGATAGCGTCGCGGCCTTTGCGGGTCGACACATCCGGCACCAGGCTGCGAGCTTCTTTCTCGATCGCCTCAATAATCGGGTCGAGCTGCTCTTTGGTGGTGAATACCGCCATTGCGTTCTGTTTCTCAATGACGACTAAATCCGTTACTTCGCTCATGGTTTCTCCTGAAATTTGGATGTGCAAATCCCGCCCGCGTAATGCCAGGACGATCGGTTGAATAGGGTGGTTAGCGGTTTAGCCAGTCGTTACAGTGATGCATTGCAGCCTGGCACTGCTCTACGGTGAACCAGCCGAAGTGGCATTCATGAACAGGTATACCCATCTTGTCAGCCAGCCATTGGTAAGCTTCAGTGCGAGTCATGTCGCCTGACTTCCAGATACGTTCAAATGGCAACTTGCAGTTCTTCCGGGCATCACGGGTTGGCTTGTCTGCCAGAGTCCCAAGCGGGATCGCAGTGAAAGGATGAAGTCCGACGTATGCTCCGCAGCATTCGCAAAGATATACATACGGCCAGTCACTGAAGTCGCGACCGTAGACTTCTCCATGAGTGCCGATCCGCACTGAACCAGAGCACAGGTGGCAACTGGTTGGCGCGGGAAGAGGATTCTTTACCCTGGCCGTCGCCTTTTTGCTTGGGTTGGCTGGCGTTTTGATATCCATATCAGCGTCCTCAGTGAACGATTGGGTTGCCGTGACCGTCCAGAAGGACGTCAATCACGCAGTCACTGAGGCGGATGATTTCTGCATCGGTGTGCAGGTAGACCCATTTACGCTCCTGAATGACTGCTGAGACGCGATAGGTGCGGCCTTCATGCATTGCCATCATGCCGGGAGTAACGCACTGGCGAATGAGCGGGGTGGTGCCGTAGTGGTTGATCATGCCTTCACCTCAACCTGTTTCAGGAGGCCTGCCAGCTTCATGTGCCAGCGATTCAACGTGAGCTTTTCGCGCGGGTTCGATACCGACGTAAGTTGCCACTCGTTATCATTGAGCTTTTTGGCGGTGTACTGCTTGCCGTTATGGGTGACTGTCATGATGCCTCCCGGGCGCGGAGCATTGCGTCAGCCATCTGGTATGCTTCGGTAGCCGTGCGGTCATCGCTACATAACCAGTCAGGATTGGATAATCGACCCTGCATAGCCTTAGCTGCGAAGTAATCGCGCACGGTTAAACCTCGCCCTCCAAAATCTTCGCTATCCCATGAGTTAATTTCAGGAGTGCATGCGCCTGATTGTGGAAAAGCTGGACCGCCAGTTTTGTTGCTCATAAATCCTCTTGGCCTTATCGCGGCGAACGGAACGGTTAATACAAGACTTCAACGCATTTATTCAGTGTTTCAATGGGCGGTGGATGGCCGCCGGTTGTCATAACTTGAGCCACTCGTAAATGACCCCAGGTATGAAAAAAGCCGCTGGTTAGGCGGCTCTGTTAATCCATTCTCGTGCGTTGCGTCGGCACATCCATGCCAGCTTTACCCAAAGGTCATGAAACCCATCACCACGCACTGATGCTCGACATTTTTTGCGATACTGCCTGTAATCTTCACTGCACTCGGCAGCATATTTATCTGTTGTGTTTCTCATCGCCTTACCCTCTGTCGTTACCCGCTGATGCGGGAGAAATGCTTTGGTGCTGGCTCCCCACTTTCAAGCAGCAGGGAAGGCCGTCGTCGCCTTGGTGAGCCATTACCTCACCAACTAGCTGATAACCGTCTGCCAGCCCAAAGCACTTCGCCACACTCTCGCAGTGGCCGCGCTCATGCCCTTGAGACCTTGTCGCTCATCGCCGCTTATAACCGGTGCGCTTCTGGCGTTCGCGCTGCTTTACCGGCATACCCTTTTCCTCGATTAACCCTGACCAGCGGTATGTCGCAGTTCGGACCTGCGTCTGGCTCTCATAGAGACTCGGGGCCACATCATTACTGCGGCTTGGAAGTGCGGTCTGTCCGCTTTAGTGCTTCATTTGAGTTTCTCCTCTAATTTTTTTATTCAAATTTCAGCTGGTCACACCGGCTCTCCATTGCCCGTTACACCCCTCGCACTCCCCGTCACCTGCTGAAATTCAAGTGGCGGCTCTAAGCGGTCCTCTAACTCCACTTCGCCGCTGGCTAACTTCGCTCAGCTGTCGATGTTTCGTTTCGATGGGTTAAAGATAACCTTAGTTATGAGTGATGGCAATAACCTAATTTATAATATCAATCACATAAGTTATAAATTAATGATAACTAAATGAATTTATTTTTGTAAATCATGAGTGCTATGCTTAAAAAAACAGCAGGAGGGATGTGCATGGTTCTGGATGAAGAGCGTATAAGCATGAAAATTCAGGCGATGGGGCGGGCGGTGATGGAATTGTCACTGGCTGATTTACCCATGACCCAGCAAAACATCATCGACAAGCTGAAGCAGTACCGGAAGGAAACAGGAAACGTGACAGGGAAGGGAGCTAACAGGGATGCGGCTGAGATAGTGCGGAAAGGGCAATAAAAAAGCCCGCACGGGGCGGGCAGGTAGTGTTGCGATAGTTATTGTTATCAGCTTCAGGCTGGATAGTTATCGGCAGAATGGGTGATGGCTTTATGGGTGGGCAATAAAAACCCGGCGCGGTGGCCGGGTTGATTCAGGATGCCCACACCTCTGCATCAGGAAGTTTTCCACTGGTTTGCCAGTGTTTAATGACTTTAAAGGCTGCACGAGAAAAATAAACATTCTTCACGTCATTCGGCATTTTGCAGTAGTAGTCAATCTTACCGCTTTGTTCGTTTACGCTGAACTCTCCACTGCCATTTTCATTAAAAAACACATAGTTAGATGTCTTTCCATCAGAGGATTTTTTTTGAATTTGAACATAAAAGCCCATATCATTCCTCCTTAAGATTCCATACAAAACCGGCTTCGATCGTTCTCTTGTGAGCTTCATTATAGGTGAGTCCATCTTTTTTTTCTATATGAGACTCATATTCCTCGTGCGCGAAAAACTCTACGTCAGAACTGATATGTAGGTTGCAGGCTAGTCTATCCCAAGCATTTACTATTTCCGGGTCTGCGTCGAGCCTGCCATAACGTTTAGTATTGTCCTGATACACTATCTCATGATCATCGAAGAAAATATGATTTTTCACCCTTTCAACTATGTCTTCAGTCTTTGAGAGAGTGTTACAGATTTTATTAATATCTGTAGTGTCATTCCTTATGCGTTCGTACTCAATTTCAGACCGTTCAATTGCCTCTAAATAGCACTCTGGAGAGGTGTTGATCGTCATCGATATGTGATTAGACTCCTCGTCACTACCAAGAAGCGAGGCTATTTCATTAAATGCGTTTTCAATAGGGTTTATCATATCGCACCCTTACTCGATGAATTCTGAGCAATCTATTCTTTTAAAGTTGATTGTTTGAAAAGCGAAATATCCATTTATTGTGAAAATAAAATGTGGAATGTAAACACCAACGCTTGTCAGATATGTCATTGAGATCACGAGTTTGTTTTTTGCCTCATTGAGGCTGGAGTTGCTAAGGGAGTGGGCGCTGTTTAGTTCTAAAATCTTGTCTTTAAAATCATCAATATTCACTTCTGGCTTAACTTGGAAGGACGTAAATATGCTTATAACGTCAGACCTTAGATAGACCGATGCAACGGTTCCTTCATGATTGATGACGATCCTGTTTTCAAAACTCTCAGTTTTAAAGCCTGCGTTTGCAAAAATCTCTTCGAGACGCTTTATTGTAATATCAGCATTAGATAGAATCTGGTCGTTAGACATTCTACAGTCCTTTTGTAAATGTTAAATGGCTAAATTTTTATACAAAATAATTGCTTTGAGAGACGGAATCTTCGCGTTCTGATGATGCAGTTATCGCACACTCTCCAAACATCTAAACCAGCCGCAGCTTCGTCTCTATCCAAAAGTCTCTTCCGGCCACTGCTACAGTTTGTTGTACGCTATCGATTCGTGAATAAGCGCTTTACCCATGATGTATAGCTGGTCCTGATTTTCTTCTGTCACATACCAATCTTTGTAAGCCGGATTATCTGAAAGCACGGCTAACTGCAGGCCCTGCATCTGCAGGCGCTTGACATGGAAGTGCTGCCCGAAGACAAATGCGTATACTCCGTCAACCTTGAAGTTCCTCACCGAAACGTCAAAGAACAGGCGATCTCCCGACTGAATCGTTGGGCACATGCTGTCACCGTCTACGGTCATCACCTTCACATCATTTTGAGTGCGGTTCCCGAAAAGAGATCTGGCATGCTCAGTTGTGAACTCAATAGCATGCAGGACCTCAACAAATTCAGAAATCATAAAAGACCCCGGACCAGCGCTTACTTTCAGGTCTAAAACATCAACCCGAAAGACATCAATTGTTTCCGAGACCGGTTGGGCCGCAGATGGCACATTACCATCAATCCGCATTTCCCCCACTCCAGAACTAAGCCATTCCGGCCTTACACCCAGAGCATGAGCTAGCTCGACCATCTTACGGCTGCCGCTCGTTTTACCTGACGTCATCTTTTGAATTGCAGGCTGGGATATACCGACTTTATCAGCCAACTGTCCTTGAGATATGTCAGCGGCCGACATAGCCGCGTTCAGTCGTTCTGCAAATGTTTTCATCTTATCAATATATAACCGAGGTTATGTAGAGTAAAATAACAAAGGTTATGGACAATGCCCATAACTTGGGTTATCTTTTCATTAATCCAGTAATCGGATAGGTAAAATCCATGAACAAAGTTATTCAACGAGCTTTAGAAATCGTTGGCAGCCAGAAGCGACTCGCAGATATTTGCGGCGTTAGCCAGCCAGCGGTTCACAAGTGGCTTAACGGTGGTTCCGTATCTCCGGAAAAAGTAACAGCCATCGTAAACGCTACTGGTGGCGAGATTAAGGCACACGAAATTCGACCTGATCTTCCCGACCTGTTTCCACACCCAGAGAACCATGCCGCTTAACGGCGGCCCTAACCACGAAAGGGAAAGCAATGCATTCACTTGCGTATCAACAGAGTACCGGACTTGAACAACGTCCGTTGATTTCGATTTATCAAAGTGTTCCGCGTAATAACCGTAAGCTAACTCGAATACGGGAGGCAGTTAAGGCCTGGCAAAAAGCTACGCCGGGCCAGTCTCAGGTTCACATTTCTCAGCTGGTTGCGAAAGAGTGGCTGGCGCGCGGCGGGAAGGGGTTGTTACTGGCAGGTTCTGAACACAACACGAAGCAGAACTTCTTCCGGATGATTAACGATCCGGGCCCGAAGAACGACAAGGGGTTGATGCTACTGATCCCCGTCATTATCGACGTGATGGCGCGGGATAACGAGAAAGTGGCGAGAGAGTTCGGTCTGGTCGCAAAGACTGAGGCCGAACTGATAGCCGAGGCCATGAAAGAGTGCACTGAAGCGCATCAGGCGAAGTTACTTGGTCAGCCGATACAACGCCTTGAGAAAGAGGTGAGAGAAGCTGCTGAAGCACTGCTGCGCTTCCTGCCAACTGAATCAATCGCTGCGGTGGTGACAAGTCTGGCCGCTATGGCGCCGGGAGTTATGTGATGGGAAGTATCAAAAATGGCGAAAGCCGGTCTGCGCGAACAGAACCGACTTTCTGGTGGAATTAATTGGATCAATTCACAGAGGCAATTATGCATCTCGAGCCATTAACAAAGCAAGTCGGCGTATTGAAGACTATGGATGTTCCAGCCGACTTCAGAATGGAAGGGTGGGTATACGTGTTAAGCAATCCATGTATGCCTGGCATCTACAAAATTGGAATGACCACAACAAGCCCGGAAGTTCGAGCGCGAGAACTTTCATCAGCTACTGGTGTTCCTGCTCCGTTCAAGGTTGAAGCGGCTTTCTACAGCCATTCTCCGCTCGAAGCTGAAAAAGAGATTCATGATGCTTTGTCGGAGTGGAGAGTAAACGAGTCTCGCGAATTTTTTCAGCTTGATTTGAAAGAAATTATTCATGCGTGCTCTTGCAGCTGTGAATGCCAGGTCGGTGAAAAAGCTGAATATATAGCTATTTACCACGACTTCATCATTTTTGAGAGCCTCAGCAAAATCAATATACCTGAACTTTTTAATGAGATTGGGATTAGCGTCTTCGGCGACAAGCTTGCAGCTGCTGAGCGATTAATTCGAATCGGTGCGGAAACTATTTTCAATATCCGCAGAAAAAGCGGCGTTGTTATCGCTGTGCACGATTCAAATGCGTATGCGATCGAACCGGCTGATGAACAGGCGCTAAAAGAAGCCATGAATGAATATCAGGCTTATAGAGAAGAGCTTGATAGACGTGGAATTTACGGCCCAGAACAACCAGTGGAGTTTTAAATGGCCAGATCGCGAAATATCAAACCCGGCTTTTTCACGAACGACGAGCTTGCAGAATGTCAGCCGCTGGCGCGCATTCTCTTCGCTGGTCTGTGGACTATCGCCGATAAAGAGGGTCGCTTGGATGACCGCCCTAAGAAAATTAAAGCCATGGTGCTGCCTTTTGATGATGTCGATTGTGACGCTTTGTTGCAGCAGCTGCATCAGCACAAATTCATCAATCGTTACCAGGTAAAAGGCGATTCCTACATTCAGGTTTCTAACTGGAAAAAGCACCAGAACCCGCACTGCAAAGAAGCGGCAAGTGAGATACCAGAACCGTCTCAGAACCAAAATGGCACCGAACAAGAACAGTGCAATTCAAATGCAAAAGAGGAAAAGGAAGAAGAGGGAAAGCCTCAAGTAATTGAAAATAATGAAGCACAAGAAAAGCACGGTGTTAGTAAGGTGCAAGAACAGGTTAAGAACAGTTTAAATCCTGCTGATTCCCTTAACCTGATTCCTGATTCCCCTATCCCTGATCCGGATTCCTTGGTTAACACCCAAGCCGCTGACGCGTCTTGCGAAGAGGCCAATGCAGATATTCATGAAATATCGAGTCGGTACGCATTCGAGGGCCAGATCGTACGGCTGAACCACAAGGACTACCAGGCATGGTTAAGCCTGTACCCGCTGATAGACCTGAATTACGAGCTTCAGAAGCTGGATATCGAGTTCACTCATGAGAAGCCAAAAAATTGGTTTATCACTGCCAGCCAGAAGCTGAGTTATCAGAACAAGCAAGCGGCAGTGCGCTGCAAACCAGCCGCTAAGCCGGATCTGGACTTCAACAACACCGACTGGGCTTATGGGGTGATTCGATGAAATCTCTTGCAGAGCAGATGCGTAACCACGACCGCGAGCAGATGAGCCGCATGGCCCATAACCTGCCAGAGCAGTACCAGGAGCGTGCGCCGGTCGAACAAGTGGCGCAGGTATTCAACAAGCTGTTCAACGAGCTGCGCGCCGCTTTCCCGGCCAGTATGGCAAACTTCCGCACCCAAGATGACCTGAACGAATTCCGCCGTCAGTGGCTGCTGGCGTTTCAGGAGAACGGGATCCACACCATGGCTCAGGTCGATGCCGGCATGCGTGTAGCTCGCCGCCAGGAGCGTCCATTCCTGCCGTCTCCGGGCCAGTTCGTCGCCTGGTGCAAACAGAGCGGCGGCGCGCTGGGTATCACCGTTGACCAGGTGATCACCGAATACTGGGACTGGCGTAATCGTTCGTTCGAATTCACCTCTAGCGAGCAATTTCCCTGGTCTCAGCCGGCCATGTACCACATCTGCGTAGAACTGCGCCACCGCAGCACTGAGCGCCAGTTAACGCATGGTGAGCTGTCGCGCGAAGCAGGCGACCTGCTGGACATGTGGGATAAGCGAGTCATGGAGGGTAAGCCAGTGCCGCCGGTACGCCGGGCAATTGCAGCTCCCGCTGCTGAACACGGGCCGACGCCGATCCAGTTACTCCTGGCGAAGTACAACCGCAACAAATCGAACGGGATGGTGTGACATGACCATAACAATCCGTGAGCAGGTTCTGGCAGCCCTGCGCAATAACCCAGGCCTGAACAACGCCAAACTGGCAGCGCTTATCGGCATGGACACCAAAAAGATATCCGGGACGGTGAGCACGCTGCTGGCCGATGGACTAATCAGCTGCGAAGGCAAATACGGCCAGCGCCTTTACAGCCTGACCAGCTACGGCATGCGCTTCGCACCTGACACGATACCGGGCATGAAGCAGGGCAAGTCGAAGTTAATTCAGCGGACGGACACAAACGTGATCTGCCAGAAGTGCCGCAACAGTCCGGCGATGAGAAGGGTATTGATGGTTTGGGGGAGGGTAGGGGTATGAGTATTAAAAATTTGGTCGAAATGATAAAGCACAACGGCCTTCTGGCCTCAATGTCTGAGCTTGAAGAACTTTACCAGGTTGCGATTCAGAACGAGCAGAAGCTTGCCGAATCAGACGCCAGATGCGCGGCGCTGGCTGCGGAGAATGCGGGGCTGAAGTCTGCAATTGAGACCCATAAGCATGGTTTCGTCCGTTGTAATTGCTGTGGCGATGAACTTATGTGCCATACCGACGATGTTTGTCGCGCACTGGATGAAACCCCAGCAACCGACGCTTTCCTGGCTGAAGTGCGGGCGCAGGGTGTGGAGATGGCAGCTTGCGCTCTTGATGACGTAAACCAGTTTAATTATGCAAACATGCTTGACGATTTAGCGCAGAAAATTCGGCAGGAGGCGGCCCAATGACAGCACTCAACAAACAGGCGCTGAATGAAGGCCAAATTGAATGGCTAAAGAAGTTGGCAGATATGGAGTATTGCAAGAGCAATCCTGGGCATTGGCTGATGAGCTTGAGAGGCACAAACATGCTTGCGAAACTGTCTCTGCGCTCAGCGGAGCTGCTTTCTGAACTGGAAGCCGCAGAGAAGCGCATAGCAGAACTTGAGTCGCGGACGCCATACGGCTATCTAAGGCAGTGTGACGGGCAGATTCAAATATCTATTGGTAGCGAGCAACCTCATAACCGCTCTGGCGGCTACGCTACGCCGTGGTTCGCAATCTACACCGCCGCATCCGGTAAAGGAGAGTGAATGTGAAAAATTATCTCAGCAATTTAGCCAGCATGCTTCAGGGGATTGCAGGTGTCATTTCAGACGGCGAGCGGGTGCAGAAAGAGTGCCCTGCGCACTTAAAGTCAGCACTACTCGAGGCTTCTCACGCGCTAGATGGTCAATCGGTCAGGGTCAATTATCCGCCTAATGGAAAGCCTGAAATTGTTAATGCCCGCGGACACCATCGACCGCTTACCTTCCGGGAACGAGTGGCAATCCGCTTACTTGGTGGCAGGACGGAGATTCGCCCATGAGCACTATTACCAGAGAACTGGCAAAGCTGTTCAGAAAAATTACGAATTCTGAAATTGATGCTGAGGGTAACGCTCATGTTGTTTTATCTCCTGCTGATAGCCTCCTGATTAATAATGCGCGTATCGCACTGGCATCGCTCGAAGCGGAGCCTGTTGGCGAGGTTGTCCTCGGTGAGTATGACGATTGCGGATGCCACCCGGATGCGAAGGTGGTGTGCATAGCCGCTGATGGACAGGCTGATTGGGAGAATTTCAAAGATGGCACTCGGTTATACACCGCCACGCCAGCGCCGGTATCTGTGCCTGATGCGATGGAAATGGATGATGACTTTGACAGCGCGTTTGAACACGGAAAAGCTGTTGGCTGGAACGCCTATCGCGCCGCCATGCTTCAGGGTGCCGGTCGACCACAAAACGAACCGCAAAATATTCCGGAAAATATTCCAGCCACGCAGTTTAAGCCGGTAGCAGACCTGTACGGCTTAACCTCACCAACTGGCGGTGAAACATCGTTCACTTTCGACGCTGTTGAAGCTCGCGATTTTATTGATGGCGGGTGGTCATGTCAGGAGTACGTGGAGCTTGGACGCTATCAGGAAGCGCTAACGGACCATTCCGAGGATAAGCTCGCTATGGTTGACCATTCCGGTGACTCCAACAATATGGTTGAACCTGTAACGACGACTTACAAGTTACCATTCGAGCAGTGGCTTTCTAAGCAGACAGGCACCATTGACGTCGAATACGGGTGCGTGATGACGGAGGTATTTTTCCACTGGTTGCGCGTTGCTTATGATGCTGGCAACTCTCCGGTGATTGCGGATGGTTGGGTGCTGGTGCCAGAAGAACCCACCCATGAAATGCTTGAGGCTGGTGATGAACAATTCGGAACCTACGATGTGTATCGCCGGATGATAGCAGCATCACCGCAGCAGGAGGTGATGCCGCGAACCGAAAATTCTGGCTGCTGTATCTTTTGATTGTCGCATGAGTCTGCGTCTTTGTAGCTGGCTTTGAATTTAACCTCATTGCATTTTCTGTTGTGGGGCTATTCGGAATATTCATTTCCGGGATTGTAATTGGCGACCACGGAGGAAGGTTAGGATATTTCGGGGGTGATGATGCCTAACCCATTCGACGCATAACAAACAGGCCTCTTCGGAGGCCTTTCTCTTGAGTTGATTTTGTTGAATCAACCGTCCATACTTTCTTTGCTGATGGCCTGAACACCCATTGGTGACTTCTGCGCATTTAAGGGGACTTAAATGCGACCACAATCTGAACTCCTCACCTTGTCACAGATGCAGAAATGCACCTGCGATTTTCTTCATTCTGCGTTACCTCTCGGAGGTGGCGTATGAAACAGCATTACTGCATCGTTAACGACACCGTTAAAGACAACCTCATAGCATTCATCCGCACCATACCGGTAAACCCGCGCGCGCCGATGGTGGTCGAGGCCCGTGAAGAGACGCGCACCGATAAGCAGAACCGTTTGATGTGGCCACTGCTGAAAGACCTGTCTGACCAGGTGGTCTGGCACGGCGAAAAGCTGACCCGCGAAGAATGGAAGGACCTGATCACCGTTCTGGTGAATCAGACCCAGGACCAGGAACAGAAATCCGTGCCGGGCATCAACGGCGGCCGTGTTTATTTCGGCGTCCGCACATCCAAATCCAGCAAGCGATACATGGTCGACGTCATCGAGGCAATTTACTGGTTTGGTACTGACCACGGCGTGAAGTTCTCCGAGGCATCCAGTAAGCGCATTGCCTGGGCTCAAGAATGGAGGGCCTCCCGTGGGTAACCCTCTCGCACGCGTCATCACAAATGAAATCTTCCGCGTTCCGGCGCGCCGCCAGCGCAAGCCCGAGGTTAAGCCGTCCGAAATCCCGACTTTCAAGGACTACACCGCCCGTCTGGTTGATCAGAAATGGCTGCGTCTAGCGGCACGGATGGCGCATGGCTAAGTTACCGCGCCGCAAATGCGCCCATAAAGCTTGTCGCCAGTGGTTCCATCCGGTCCGTGACGGGCAGGTAGTTTGCTCATTCGAGTGCGCCAGCGCAATCGGCAAAGAACAGACCTCAAAAGCCCGCGAAGCCGCTCAGCAGAAGGAAGCGCAGCGTCAGCGCACCGAAGAGAAGGCAGGCCGCCAGCGCCGTAAAGCGCGATTGGCAGAACTCAGGCCTAACGGTTACTACAAAGCCCAGGCTCAGCAAGCTTTCAACGCCTTCATCCGTGCGCGCGATGCCGATTTGCCATGCATCAGCTGTGGTGAGACTAATCCTCCCGATCTGCATGGCGGCCAGTGGGACTGCGGCCACTTCAAAACAGTCGGTGCTAACCCTGAACTGCGCTTTGAAGAGCGCAACGCCCATAAGCAGTGCAAGTCGTGTAATGCCGGAGCCGGAAAGTACACCGCCAAAGAGGCGACGGTCGCGCAGCAATACGAAGCTGGCCTGGTCGCTCGTTACGGGCAGGATTACGTCGACTGGCTCAATGGCCCCCACGAAATGACTAACTACCGCCGGGAAGACTTCATCCGGATCCGCGATGAGTACCGCGCCAAGCTCAAAGCACTTAAACAGCGGGAGGCAGCGTGAAGACATTCACTCCAGTTGAAGCTAGAAAGTTCGTTGCCAGCACCTGGTATGAAACCACACAGCTTTCGAAAAGAGAAAGGCTGTATGCGAAAGCTCGCGAACTGATAAGCGGCGATCGAGCGGAAATTATCTGTCAGACAGATAACCCTGAATACAGAAAGTCAGCACGGGAGTGGTGGAATCATGACCAGAGCTGATTTCGAAAAGTACCAGGCAGAAAGCGTTAAGCGCGCCAGCATGCCACCAGTAGCAAAGCACAGCCAGACCAAAACCAACCAGCCACAGAAGGAAGCCGCATAATGAACCTCGAATCAATCGCTAAATACTTTGCGCCTAAATCACCGATGTTCAGTGACTCTCCTCGCGCAACCGCATCAGAAAGTCTCACCGGCACTGACGTTATGGCGGCGCTTGGCCTTGCTGGTCACAAGTGCGGGTTTGGTTTCGATCTTTACCTCTCGAAAATCGGCATTAGCAGCCCAGATATAGCACTGGAGATACTCTATGAGCAGGCACGTAAGTTATCAGGTAAATTCAGAGCACTGTCTGAACTCGATGAATCAGCTCGGTCAGGCGTGCTTAAGGTTCTCTGCGCTTTTGCATACCAGGATTATTCAAGAAGTGCTGCCAGCACTCGAAAATGTGATTGCTGTGATGGTGGCGGATTTACAGAGGCGCAAGTGTTTACCAACAAGGTCTCATACCCATGGGGGAAGCCGCCGTACTGGTCGAAAATGTCACGGGCCGTTCGCCCAAGTGACTGGGAGAGCTGGACGCAGGCGCGTGAGGTGGTGCTGGTCAAATGCAAGCCGTGTAACGGAAAGGGCGTTATCAGCAATTCGTGTCGCTGCCATGGCAAAGGCAAGGTACTGGACAAAGCAGAAAGCGAACGCCAGGGCGTTCCGGTGATGAAAGCCTGTGACCGCTGCGGTGGAAGAGGTTACGCCAGACTGAAGTTCTCAACGGTGATAGAGGGAATTAATACTGTTGCGGAGATAAAGAAAACGGCGGCCTATGACCAACTTCAGCCGCTCTTTGAGGAACTTGTCGCCGAATGCCATAAGCAGGAGTCTATGGCTGATGCCATTCTCTCAAAAGTAACGAGATGAAAATAATTTTCCCTAATGTTGAAAATATATAGGAAATAGGTATTGCATTTCGCGAAAAAACTGGATAGATTCATCTCTAACGCTGGGAATCCGTTCATTCGTTCCGAAGCCAAAAAAATTCAAGCCCGAGGTTAACGCTTTGGGCTTTTTTATTTGCGGTACGCCGCACACAGAACCCACTACCTGGGACCCTTCGGCCAGAGAGCCGACATTGCCTTACCCTCACATTGCCAGCCTGTCGCTGGCTTTTTTATTTTCAGGCTCCGGGAACCATCCTCGACATGCCTACTTGTTAAATCGTCCCGAGGGCCTGAACCAACCACACACGGAATAAATATGTCTGAGACCTTCACTATCGTAGGCGTTGGTCTTACATCGTCATCAGTCGGTGTAACCTTTGCCACGCTGTTTCCGGAGGCGACTCCAGCAGTGATGCTCGGATCACTCGCCGGAACGGCGCTATACGTTCTGACCTCAGATCCCCATCAACTCTGGAAGCAGGCTATCTTTGCGCTGATATCGTTTATCAGTGGCGTGTTCTTCTCCGTACCCATGGCGAAAATCATGGCCGGAATCATCAACACGCCGTTAAGCCTGATGAAGCCACCGGCCAGCATTGAGGTATCTCCAGCTGTCGGTGCAATTGTCACTGCTTCCATTTCCGTGGCAGTCCTGCTGCGTATTCTCCGCAAATCAAAAAGCGGGAAGATGCCGGGGCTGGGGGAGGAAGATAAATGACATGGCAGCTTCTTCTGATGGATGCAAACGCCATAGTTTGCCTGTTAATCATGGTCAGGCTGATGTTTTTCCGGAAAGAGGGAAAGCGTCATCGCCTGAGTGTCGCGGTGCTGGCCTACCTGGTCATCCTTGCCGCCGGATTCAACGCCTTCAACATTCTGCTCGGCCACTACGTTCAGGTTAACCTCGGCGATCTGCTGCTTAACTCCGTCATCTGCATGGCGGTGTGGCTGGCGCGCGGGAACCTGGCGAAGGTCGTTATTACGGAATAGCCATGACCAAAGACGATATCTTTAACACCATCCTCGGCAAAGAGGGCGGTTATGTTGATCACCCGAATGATAAGGGCGGACCAACGAACTGGGGAATTACTCAGGCAACTGCCCGCGCGCATGGTTATGCCGGGGATATGCGAAACCTTACACGTGAGCAGGCTCTGGCGATCCTTGAGTCTGATTACTGGTATGGCCCGCGCTTTGACCAGGTGGCAGAAGTATCCCCTTCTATTGCCGCCGAACTTTGCGATACCGGTGTGAACATGGGGCCATCGGTGCAGGTTAAATGGTTCCAGCGCTGGCTGAACGTTTTCAATAACCAGCAGCAGCTCTATCCGGATCTGATCGCCGACGGGCAGATCGGCCCACGTAGCATCAGCGCGCTGAAGTCCTTCCTGGCGAAACGAGGCGACGAAGGGGAAATCGTATTGCTTCGCGCACTGAACTGTAGCCAGGGCCAGCGTTATCTTGAGCTGGCAGAACAGCGACCGGCTAACGAGTCATTCGTTTATGGCTGGATGCGCGAGCGGGTGAGCCTATGACGACAATCAAATCTGTACTGGCGGCAATTGGAGTTGCGATCCTGATGGTGCTTGGTGAGTTTGGTGTGGGCCGTTTTCGCGGGCGTGAACAGGCTGAAGAAAAAGCAGACCGGCAGCGCACAGAAGAAAAGGCCTCGGCCATTGAGTCAGTAGCCGAACGCCGTGTAGAAGCAACGAAAGAGGCCAGCAATGTACAGCAGAATGTTAACCGCATGCCTGATGACGATGTTGATCGCGAGCTGCGTGACACGTGGAAGCGTCCCGGTGGTGGTTGATACAGCCTGTGACTGGGTAAAGCCAATCTACCTTACTGATCACGACATTGAGGTTCTTGACCGCCAGACGAAGCGCGACATCCTGGCGCATAACAAATCGTGGCAGGCGAACTGCCAGAAAACAAAAGAATCGGGGGCAAAGTGATGAAAACCAACCAGTGCAGTGAAGGTTTCGACAACCCATCCAAGTTCCGCGAGGAATGGGATAAGCAGACCGAAAACAAGTAGGTCGTTACAGAAGCTCTTCACTGAGGGGCTTCGATAATGATCTGTGTAACCCCGCAAGGATGGTGATCACATCTTGCTGACGGGTAAGCCGTAAGTGGCTAAGCACTTCTGAGAAGCAGGGCAACAGCTGCGACAAGGTAAAGAGGTAATCATGTCCGACATCTACCAAATCACGCTAACCACCCAAACAGGCGAAACCTTCACGGGCAAGATGTCACGACGTCAGCCTGAGTTGGTTAACGGCTTTGTGCCGCTGGCGACGGAAACGGGCCAGTGGCTGTATTTCGCACCTGCTGATGTGAAGCGTGTGGAGTTCACGCCAGTACCTGAAGAGCAGACCGAGCAGGCAGCAGAACAAACAGCGGAGTAACGAAACTATGGCGACCAAACCAAAGACTGGCCGCCCTTCTGATTATCTACCAGAGGTGGCTGCTGACATCTGTTCACTGCTTGCCGATGGGGAAAGCCTGCGCAAAGTTTGTGACCGACCAGGGATGCCTAACAAGGCGACGGTATTCCGCTGGTTGGCACAACATGCAGAGTTTCGCGACCAATACGCGAAAGCCACTGAGACACGCGCTGATGCGATTTTCGAAGATATGTTCGATATCGCTGACGGTGTGAATGAAGAGGCTGCCGCAGTAGCCAAAGCACGTCTTCGCATCGACACGCGAAAATGGGCCTTGGCTCGCATGAACCCGAAAAAGTACGGCGACAAAGTCAGCCAGGAAATCGACCACAAATCTTCAGACGGAACTATGACTCCGCAGCCGACAATCATCCAGTTACTACCTGTTGAGCCGAAAGCATGAGTGAAGCCGTTCAACTTCCGATCCCAGCGAAGCTTGCACCACTATTCACCGCCGTGAATAAGCGTTACCGGTGCTCGCACGGTGGACGTGGCAGCGCCAAGACGCGCACATTCGCACTGATGACTGCAGTAAAGGCGTATCAGTCGATGATGAACGGTGAAAGCGGCGTGGTGCTCTGCGCGCGTGAGTTCATGAACTCGCTGGAAGAGTCGAGTATGCAGGAGGTGAAACAGGCGATCCTGTCTGTTCCATGGCTGGCTTCCAACTTTGATATCGGCGAAAAGTACATCCGCACCATCGACAAGAGCGTTAACTACGTGTTCTGCGGTCTGCGGCATAACCTCGACAGCATCAAGTCGAAAGCGCGCATTCTGCTGTGCTGGGTCGACGAGGCTGAATCAGTCAGCGAAATAGCCTGGCAGAAGCTGAGCCCGACAGTTCGCGAGGAAGGTTCAGAGATCTGGGTGACGTGGAATCCGGAGCGCGACGGTAGCGCCACGGATAAGCGTTTCCGCAAAGAGGCTGGTGACGACTGCATAACCGTTGAGATGAACTATACGGATAACCCGTGGTTCCCCGACGTGCTGGAAGGTGAGCGACAGAATGATCAGCGCCGCCTAGACCCGGCGACATACGCATGGGTGTGGGAAGGCGCTTACCTCGAAAACTCCGATAAGCAGGTGCTGGCAGGAAAATACCGGATCGCTGAGTTCTCAGACGAACTATGGAAAGAGGCCGATCGCCTGTTCTTCGGAGCCGACTTCGGTTTCGCTAAAGACCCGAACACTCTGGTGCGCTCGTTCATCCTGCATAACCGGCTGTACATTGAGTACGAGGCATACGGGCAGCAGACAGAGCTCGACCACATGCCAGAGTTGTACGACACAATTCCCGGTTCGCGTGACTGGCCCATCAAGGCCGACTCCGCGCGACCAGAGACGATCAGTTATCTCAAGCGGCAGGGCTTCAATATCTCAGCTGCTGAGAAGTGGCAGGGTAGCGTTGAGGATGGGATAGCACACCTTCGCGGCTTCGACGAAATCATTATCCATCCACGCTGTATGAATGTGGCACGCGAGGCCCGCATGTGGTCGTACAAAACGGACCGCATCACCGGTGAGGTGTTGCCGAAACTGGCTGACGGGGATGAGCATACCTGGGACGCAGTCCGCTATTCCCTTGATGGACATATCAAACGTAAACAGCAGGGGGTTGGCATGATGATACCTAAGCGCCTGCTTTAATCTGACGGACACGACATGAACAAACAGCTACAGATGGCGGTTAATCACGCGATTAACGATGCCAGGCTTGCTCGCGCCCGTATGGGGCTGCTTAACCCTTCGATGGGGCTGGACGCCAAGCGTAATTCAGCGTGGTGCGAATACGGCTTCAAAGAAGAATTAACCTTCGGCGATCTGTACAACTTATATCGACGCGGCGGCATCGCCCACGGAGCGATAAACAAAATCATTTCCGCTTGCTGGCATACCAGCCCAGAGATTATCGAGGGGGAAGAGGAGGACGAAACTCGCGACATTACCGCGTGGGAAAGAAGTCTTCTTCCTGTGTTTACTCATCGCTTCTGGCGATCGTTTGCTGACGCTGACCTGCGCCGTCTGGTTGGGCGCTATTCTGCCATCCTGCTTCATATCCGCGATGGTAAAGCATGGAATCAGCAGGCAACGAAAGGGCGAGGGCTTGAAAAAATAACAGTCGCATGGGCTGGCTCAGTGAAAGTTAAGGAGTGGGACACCGGTCTGAACTCCAGGGCCTACGGGCAGCCGAAGATGTGGCAGTACACCGAGAGGTTGCCTAATGGCTCGACCCGGCGCGTTGACATCCATCCCGACCGCATTTTCATTCTGGGTGATTATGCCGACGATGCTATTGGCTTTCTCGAGCCCGCCTATAACGCCTTTGTGAGTCTGGAGAAGGTGGAAGGTGGTTCAGGCGAGTCATTCCTGAAGAACGCAGCACGCCAGTTGAGTATTAATTTTGATAAAGAGGCGAAACTGGATGAAATAGCCAGGGCATACGGGGTTGATTACAGCGAACTGAACGAAATCTACGATAAAGTAGCCCGTGAAATGAATATCGGAAACGACTCAGTTCTTATTACCCAAGGGGCCAATGTCGCTCCGATTGTGGCTGCTGTATCCGATCCCTCTCCAACCTATAACGTTAACCTGCAAACCGCTGCTGCCGCACTTGATATACCGACAAAAATACTTGTTGGCATGCAGACTGGTGAGCGGGCCAGCACCGAAGACCAGAAATACTTCAACACGCGCTGCCAGTCCCGGCGAGAGGACTTGTCATTCGACATTGAAGATCTGTGCGACAAATTGATTGAGCTTGGTGTCATTGATGCTGTGGCAAAGAAAACGGTTATCTGGGATGACCTGAACGAACAAAGTTCATCGGAAAAACTGGATGCCGCGCAGAAGATGTCGCAAATAAACAGCGCATCGCTGGCGACAGGCGAGCAGGTGTTTACTGGTGAAGAGATTCGTGTAGCGGCCGGGTATGAGGGTTCACCCGAACCACTTCCAGAGGTAGATGATGACGAAGAAGAAGAAAGCGAAGTCACCGATACTACCCGGAAACCTTAAAGATCCGACAGGCGCTGACCGCCTTGAGCGCGGCGCAATGAACGAGTTCGCCAGGCGAATGAAACGCATTGGCAAAGCCTACAAGGACATTCTCGACCGCATTCCTGCATCACCATCAGTAAACCAGCGTTATACCTTCGACCTCGATTCCACACAGTTATCAATGCTACTCAGCAATGCCTCATTGCTGGTGGATGAGATTTTGGGTGCAGATAACGAGACGGGGTTCTGGTTCTGGGCTGATTACGTCAACCCGGCGTATCAACGCGGCACGGCGCAGGAGTTCGCCAATCTGTCACAGCAGTCTGCCGTGTACGCGGCAGGACAGGAAAGCATATCGACAATCCTCCTGAGTGAGCCGTACCGGCGCAGGCTGATTCTGGTTCGGGCGCGTACCTTCGAGGAAATGAAGAACCTCAGCGCCACTGTGAAAGCCGACATGGCGAGGATACTGACCGATGGGCTTGGGCGCGGACAGAACCCGCTGGAAATAGCGAAACGCATCACTGAGCAGACGGGAATTGAGTCTCGTCGGGCTAATCGTATTGCCCGGACGGAGATTACCACCGCGCTGCGCCGTGGGCGCCTGGACGAGGACGACGAAGCCAGGGAGCAATATGGCATCCGTACAAAGCAGATGCATATATCAGCGCTAAGCCCGACGACCCGTAGCACGCATGCCGCGCGCCACGCCCATCTGTATACCGCAGAAGAGCAGCGGGAGTGGTGGGCTAAGGATGCAAACGGCGTGAACTGCAAATGCTCCACGATCGCGGTTATGGTCGATGAAAGCGGCAAGCCGTTAAGTGACACCATCATCGATAAAGCTCAGAAAACATTTAACACAATGAAAGCCCGTGGCTACCAATGGGCTAAGGGTTAACTCATGCCAATGCAAGTTAATGTCACCTCGAAGGTGAACAGTAAGGCCATCCGGCGCGAACAGCACAACGGACGCGAGCACTGGGTTGTTCCTTCTTACACCCTTCCGGCGAACGTGGTCATGAACGGCGGTCTGTATCCGGCCAGTGAGATTGACCAGCACTACAGTGGCCTGGAGGGGACACTGGCACCGCTTGGACATCCACAGGTCAACGGTCAGTTTGTTTCTGCTTTTAGTCCTGAGGGGCTGAATGTGGGTTATGTAGGGGCATGGAACAAAAACGTCAAGAAGTCCGGCAACCGCGTCTACGTCGAGAAGTGGATCGATACAGAAGTGGCAAAGCGCACGGATGACGGAAAGCGCCTCCTTGAGCGTCTTGAAGCGCTGGAGAAAGGCGAGGATGTTCCGCCAATCCATACCAGCGTTGCCGTATTCCTGGAGGAGCTTGAAGCGAACGATGAGCAGAAAGCTCAGGGGGCTTCATGGGTTGCGAAAATTCACGCGATGGACCATGACGCCATCCTTCTGGATGAGGTTGGCGCAGCTACGCCAGAACAGGGGGTAGGGATGATGGTAAATGCTGATCTTGCCACTCCACTGAAAGCTAATTCCGGCGCTCTGGTGGGGGAAACCTATCGCGAGCGTGAGCGGAGGCTGGAGAAGGCAGCGAAAGATAAATTCGCTCCTGGCGAGAAAGAATACGCCTGGGTGGCTGACTTCACTGACTCGCAAGCGGTAATCATCCTCAACAATGGCGAGCCGAAGGTTTACGGATACAAGTCTGAAGGCGGAAAGATTGTCTTTGATGATACCGGGACAGAGGTTCAGCGCCAGAGTTCATGGGTTGCTGTCGTCAACAAACTCAAATCTTTTTTCACACCGCAGGAACAGCCTGCACCAAACCACAAAACGGAGGGCGACATGCCTTTAACCACTGAAGAGAAACAAGAGCTGATCAGCGAAATCGGTAAAGGCCTGGCCGCAAACTTCGCCGAAGCCCTGAACCCGATTAAGGATGCGATCACCGGCCTACAGGCCAATCAGGACAAGCTCACTGAAACGCTAACTGCAAACTCCCGCGCTGAAGAGAAAGCAAAGCGTGAGGCGGTAGCTAAGGTCCATGGCGACATCGTGGCCAACGCGCTTTCTGGCGATGCGCTGGACGCGATGTTCAAGTCACTGGGCGAAGCTGCTCCGCTGGGCACCAACAATGCTCAACAGCACAAAGAAACCGGCGCACCTGCCGCAGACGAACACTTCAAGTAAGGAGCCGGAATAATGCCACGTTATCGTCGCGTTAATATCGACGGTCAGTCTCTGTACAAGACCGAAACCCGCACTACGGCCGCTGCGCTGCTACCGGGCACCGCCGCAACCATCAACTCATCCGATGAATTCGCTCAGGCTACTGCGCTAACCGGCCGCCTGTACATCATCGATGTTGGTTACCACCAGGGCCTGACAATCACCGAAGAAATCCCTGCCGGGGATTCGGCAGTAGGTAACTACGTCGAAGAAGGTCGTGAGCTGGCGCTGCGCTGCCTGCCTGGTGCGTATAAAAAAGACAGCCCGATCAAGCTGGGCACTGCCGGTCAGTTTACCCTGGCAACCGATGACACTGATTCAGTGATCGGATACAGCCAGGATGAATACACCATCGCGGCCAGCACCACCGACTTCATCCGCGTGCGCATGCGCGTTGGCACTGCCGCCGCTGCTGGCGCGTAACAAAAGGACAAAAACATATGTACTTCTCAAAAGAGACGCTGGCGACTAACTCCCGCCTTGGCGGGCACTGGAATGAGCTGTGGGCAAACCGTAACATGTGGAACCTACAGAACGATTCCATCATTGCGGCTAACCGCGCGATGATGACTGCTGACATGCTGGCCTGTAACGCAGTGGGCGGTTTCTCTCGTGACTTCTGGGCTGAGATTGACCGTCAGGTGCTCCAGCTGCGCGATCAAGAAATCGGCATGGAAATCGTGAACGATCTGATCGGCGTTCAGACGGTGCTGCCGGTCGGTAAAACCGCCAAGCTGTATAACGTGGTAGGCGACATCGCTGACGACGTGTCAGTAAGCATCGATGGCCAGGCGCCGTTCTCCTTCGACCACACTGACTACGCGAGCGACGGCGACCCGATTCCGGTGTTCACTGCTGGCTACGGTGTTAACTGGCGTCATGCTGCTGGCCTTAACTCTGTAGGCATTGATCTGGTGCTGGATTCGCAGATGGCGAAGATGCGCAAGTTCAACCAGAAGCGAGTTAACTACTACCTCAACGGCGATTCAAAAATTCAGGTTCAGTCCTACCCGGCGCAGGGCATTAAGAACCACCGAAACACCAAGAAGATCAACCTCGGTTCCGGTGCTGGTGGCGCGAATATCGACCTTACCACCGCTGACATGACCGCGCTCTTTGCGTTCTTCGGTAAAGGCGCATTCGGCACCACCGCGCGCACGAACAAGGTCGCAGCATACGATGTGATGTGGGTTTCTCCAGAAATTTGGGCAAACCTGGCTCAGCCGTACGTGGTCAACGGTGTTGTAAGCGGCACGGTACTGCAGGCGGTGCTGCCGTTCGCGCCGGTGAAAGAAATCCGCATGAGCTTCGCGCTGACCGGTAACGAGTTTATCGCGTATGTTCGTCGTCGTGACGTGATCTCCCCACTGGTGGGTATGGCTGTCGGCGTTGTGCCACTGCCGCGTCCACTCCCTAACGTTAACTACAACTTCCAGATCATGTCTGCTGAGGGTCTGCAAATCACCGCAGACGATCAGGGCCTGTCTGGTGTTGTCTACGGCGCTAATCTGGCGTAAGGAAACAGCATGGCTAAATACGAAGTTGTGCGCGCGTGGTTCGGCGTGAAGGTAGGGCAGGTGGTGGAGTTGAAAGAACTGCACCCGGCGCTGAAGTCTAACGTCCGTCTCATGAATGGTGAGGCAGGCGGAGAACTTACCCCGTCGACACCTGGTGCCGGTACTGGCGAGAAATCTCGCAAGGAGATTATTCAGGATCGCCTTACTGAGCTGGGGATTGAGTTTAAAGGCACCCTGGGCGCTGAAAAGCTCAGTGAACTGTTGCCGGATGGCGAACTCGAAAAGCTTTTCCCTGCTGAATAACAGCCGCCGCTAAGGCGGTTTTTTTATGCCCCGCTCCGGCGGGGTATTTCACGGAGTCGATAATGGTAACTCTCGAACAAGCAAAGGAGTATCTGGAGAGCCAGGGAATTACCATTCCCGATTTTGTTCTTCAGGCTCTCGTCGACCAGGCCAACAGCATTCAGGAGTGTCTGGATGCGCATTACCCTCCCGCAACCGCTCTGCTAATACAGTCCTACCTGCTGGGGCTAATGGCACTGGGGCAGGGTGACAAGTACATCAGTTCTCAGACAGGGCCCAACGGCGCATCACGCTCATTTCGGTACCTGTCTTTTGCTGACCGATGGAAAGCCTCTCTGGGGCTTCTGAGGGGACTAGATAAGTATGGATGCGCTACAAGCCTGATCCCGCCTGATCCAACTAACACCGCTTTTGCTGGCATCTGGATTGCCCGAGGCGGCTGCATGTGCAACGGGAGTCGATGATGGCGTTGATATCGGTCAAGCAGAGGCTTCCTGAGCCCTTCGTAAAGGTCTGGGTTATCACTGACTGCGGGCGGCGGGTCACGGGTTACGTTAAAAGTAACGGTGAATGGTATTTGCTGTGCCGGAAGGTAGCCGCTGAGAATCCGGAGATTATCCGGTGGGAGGATGATAGTGTCAGCCACGGCTAACTGGTCTTACACCAATGTCGCCACTGTCTACCCTCGCGTCTATGACGACTGGAACAACACCTGGACAAACGGCACCCCATACCTGATTGACTGCACCTGGACGGCGAACAATGAAGTTGCCGTTGATGGCAGTGGTAAAGAGTTCACCACGAACCTGATTTTCTTTACTGAGCTGAAGCGCAATGGCGTTACCGCAACCATGCCACAGCGAGACTGGTACATCGCCAGAGGTGACACTACGGCACTATCAGATCCGCTAAAAGCTGGCGCTAATGTCATCAAAGCTGTAACCGACTGGGATATGTCATTTTTCGGTGAAGAGCCCGACTACAAAATCCTGACGTGAGGTAATCATGCCCGTTAAAGGTATCAAGCGCGTCCAGATGAATACCAGCAGGGTGCTGAGTGACATAGCCGGAATACGCACGGAGAAGGTTCTGTATCAAGTCATGAATGCCGGTGCCAATCATGCTGCTCTAATCACTCCTGTTAAATCGTCAACCCTCATCAACAGCCAGTACAAGCGGCTCGAACCCATGCCCTCAGGAATGATAGGCAGAGTGGGTTACACGGCAAATTATGCAGCTGCTGTTAATGCTGCAAAGGGCAAGCTCAAGGGCAAGCCAAGGCCTGACGGTAGCGGTAATTACTGGGACCCTAACGGCGAGCCGGACTTTCTCCGCAAAGGCTTTGAGCGCGACGGCCTCAACGAGATTAAGGCCATCATCAGGCAAGGATACAAAGTATGACGCGTAGCGAGGTGTATGACGCTCTGAGAGCGTGGTTGCAGTCCCACGGTTTTGATGTCGGCTATCGCGTCCAGAAACGCTTCTGGAACGAGCTGGAAGGAACTGAAGGGGAAAGATACCTCGTCATCCAGCAGGGCAGTGGCGGCAAGCCTGATGAGGCCATAACACGAGATTATTTCAGATTCCTTGTTCTTTCCGGTCAGAACGACAGCGACATTAACGAAGTTGAAGACCACGCTGATGCAATACGTCAGGCGATGATCGACGACTACCAGACTGAGTGCATCATCTCGATGCAGCCAATCGGCGGTATCCCCGCCATCCAGACCGAAGAAGGTCGCTACCTCTTCGATATTTCATTTCAAACCATCATTTCCCGATAACACGGAGATAAAGACATGGCATGTGAAGCTGGTGCTTTCACAGGGCGTGATGTCGTCGTTTACTACGCGATTGGCTGCCCCGAATCACAACCCGCCAACGGTGACTATAAGCGCCTTGGCATGATGCGCGGGAAGACTGTTTCCGCCGAATGGGATACCGCAGACGCTACCGCTGATATGAGTGCGGCGTATACGCAGGAAAATCTCGTAACCTACAAAAACATCTCGTTCTCTGGAGATGGCGTAACCCGAAAAGAAGATGTCTATGCGCAGAACGCGCTGAAGCGTCACGTTTACAACCCGCCAGCAGAGACCAGCAATCAGCCGTATGTCTGGCTGAAAATCATCTCTCCAAACGACATTACCGAAGGTCCGTTTATGGTGACTTCGTGGGAAGATGAAGCCCCTCATGATGACGTGGCCACATGGTCTATTGAGGCGTCAAGCGCGGGCCAGGTGGATGTACGTGATGTCGGCGCCGTAATCACCATTACTACCCAGCCGCAGAATCGCACACTCACTGTGGGTGATGCGCTCAATCTTTCGGTGGCGGCAAATGTCTCTGACAGCTCCACTCTGACCTATCAGTGGAAGAAGGGCGGAACTGACATCTCAGGTGCGACGAACGCTACCTACACGAAGTCCAGTGTCGTTACTGGTGATGCGGGGTCTTACTCTTGCCAGGTAACATCCTCAACCGCCGGCTCGGTAACCTCCAGCCCAGCTACTGTAACCGTGAACGCAGCCTAAACCCATGGGAGGCTTGGCCTCCCTCTTATTGAGAGTTTCCATGAAAGCAATCACCGATATCGGCCAGGCCGTAATTCGCGCTGGCGGCAAAGAGATATTTCTCAACCCTTCATTTCTGGCTATGTCCCGGATCGGAACGCCTGAGCAAATCGTTGATGCTTTCGTGAAAGTTCATGCAGGCCATTACCCAAAGCACAGAATTGCAGACCCCCAGATTCTGAAAGCGGCTAATGCACGCTGCTTTGCAGACATGGCAGAAGTTGCAGCTAAAGTGGTCAGGCATTGCTCTGAAGGCGACGTTGCTGAAATCATCGGCTCTTACTCAGTGACTACGGCGGGACGCCTCCTGTTCAAGCCTGGCTACTTACCCATTGAAGACGTTATCCAACTGGCGCGCCACCTGATTCTGCATGGCGTGATTGGTGATCAGCCGCCCGAAGAATTCGAGAGTAAGAAGGGCGAGTACAGCGATAAATTCGATGTTCGGACATTCGTTTACACCGCGGTTGCCCACCTCGGAATGAGCGAGTCAGACGCCTGGAACATGACAATGACCAGCTTCCGCGCCGCCATGAACGCCAAATTCCCACAGAAGGAGAAAGGCAAGGTGCCAACCCAGGAGAAATACGACGAGGTTATGGACTGGGCAGAGCAGATGCTGGCGATGGATGCGCAGAGGCATGGGCCTCACTAAATGGCCCACTCAGGTGGTTTTTTTGTTATTTATCGTCCAAATACCCCATGCGGCGACCAAGTATCTCAGCAAGACGCCTAGCGTGCTCCTCTCCCTCACGCAGTATGTCTGCCGTGAATGGGTCTTTCTTTGCAAGAGACCTTAGAAATTCCTCTTTCTCCTCTGCTGTCGATGCGGCATTAAAAGCGGCTTGAGTTGAGTCGAAATCAACAAGGTCACTTTCAGAGATAGCCTTATCGGTATCCAGCGTTTCTTGAAGTATCTGCACAATCTCAGAATTCATAGAACGACCATTCCGTTTCGCTCGTTCTGCTATCGCATCGCGCATCCCATCTGGGAGGCGGAGGTTAAATTTATCCTGTAACTGGCTCGGGTACTTCGTCATGGCGCATCTCATGATACAAATTTTTATCATAATAGGATTAACTTGACACCATGAGCAATGGTGTTAAATTAATATCAATGGTGTCAAATTAATCCCAAAGGAGGGATCATGCAAAGCAATACCAAGAATGAAGCAAAGCTAACTTTGCGCTACCCGCAGGAAGTGAAAGATGCGTTTAAGAAGATCGCAAAAGAAGAGGGGCTTTCTGAGAATTCCGCCTTGGTTCAGGCATTGGTCTGGGCATTGAAGTTTCGGGAAGGTATGAATGCGCGCTAAAAACAGTGAAGCCCAGAAGTGCGCTAACACTCTGGGCCTCTTATCGAACAAATCCGGCAAGGAATCTATCGACATGAGCAGTGTACAGAACAATGAGTTAACTTTCCAGCAGACTGCGTTCCATCCAGTTTCTCACAATGGTGAAATTTGGCTCACTTCATCAGAGTTAGCGGCAGCGCTCGGCTACAAGAAGTCGGACGCGGTTACGCAAATTTTTAGCCGTTATCATGATGAATTCACAGAGAATATGTCAACGACCCTCAAAATGAGTGTCGTTAGAAAGACTGGGGTCGTTGATATTCCGGTTCGTGTTTTCTCTCTGCGTGGATGTCATCTGATCGCAATGTTCGCCACTACGAAAGTAGCTAAGGATTTCCGCCGCTGGGTATTGGACATTTTGGACAGAGAGGTTGCAAAAGGAACGGTGCCGGTGAAATTTGACTTTGAAATGTATGCTCAGAATGCAAATGCAGCCTGCGCCATGCTTGATCAGGTCTGGGACATATTTCATGACGAGCTTGAGCCAGCTCTTCGCAGTCTGGCATCACCTGTTGCGACCAAACTTGTTGGCCGAATCATAGAAGCAAAGTCGATTTCTTACAGTATTCGCGGTGGCCTGTTACGGGCAGCCGGGAATAAAAAGGGAAGTATCCACTGATGGGCGCATGGGATGGCGCAAAAAGAAAAAGCCGATAGTTCGAGCTACCGGCTTTCAATGAAACGTGTCATAAGGACCAACGAATGACTTCATTAAATTTAGCAGTTCACGAGCGTAATGTCGATCCCCAAGCATTCCCTGTGCTGGAATGGTCTGGTATGCGTGTTGTTACCACGGAGATGCTGGCCTCTGGATATGGTTGTGAAGAGAAAAGCATCCGTATGAATCTTTCTCGAAACTTAGAGCGCTTTGAAGAGGGGAAGCACTACTTCATGGTGACTGGCGCAGACCTCAAAAATTTGCGAGCCACTGACAGTGGCTCACAAATCTCCACCAAAGTACGCACTCTAACTTTATGGACGGAGAAAGGCGCTGCCCGGATGTCGAAGATAGTCGACACTGACGAAGCGTGGTCCTTCTTTGAGCGCCTGGAAGATTCATATTTCCGACCTGCGCCGGTTGCAGCGATTCCTCTTACCTACGAAGCCGCGCTGGAAGACCTCCTGGCGAAAGTGAAAGAGAACCGCATCATCGCCGAACAGCGTGATCGGGCCGTCAAAGAGAAGCGCTGGATCTCCGAAAAGCGCGAAGTCACCGCGATGGCAACAGCTTCCGCCGCTGTGCGAGCCAAAAACAAACTGGCTGAGCGTATCGGGGAAGGTAAAAACTATGCCGCCATCATCCCGGTAGAGAAAAAGCTCGGACAGAAATTCAAATGGCAGCCACTGCGCAAGTGGTGCAGGGAGAATAGCGCCGAACCGCATGAGGTTGAGGATCCGCGTTTTGGCACCGTGAAGTCCTGGCCTCGCGCTGCGTGGATTGCCGTATATGGCGTAGACCTTCGCAAAATTTTCTAACTACAAATTTCCGTAGTGACAATCAAACCCGCTTAACTGCGGGTTTTGTCGTTCCTGCTGACCTCGTCGTCAACAGATGGTAGGATTTGACCATCTTTTTATGTGGGGGATAGGGATATGAGTTTCGCCAGTCAATCTACACAGCAAATATTTCCATTTCCGGCTGATGTTGCCTATGAAAAACTGATTGAGGCAATTCCAGAGGTCGGGATGTCTATAAAGCAAAAAGACGACATTTTACGTAGAGTTTCCGTTAGTGCGGGCATCTCACTTTTTTCATGGGGTGAAAATGTCTCTATCGTGGTTAACGCCGATGGAGAGAAGTCATGTATTGTTGGTATTGATTCTTCACTTAAGCTTGGAGTAAACGTGACAGGGGCGCATAGGCATCAAAAGAATTTTGATAAAATCATCTACGCGCTTAGCAATAAGCTGAAGGAATGGCAAAGACAGCAACCATTAGATCTCGGCCCAGAAAAAACCGATGAGGACTACCTCGAAGAAGCCAGAAAAAAAGCGGGCTTAATTTAATAAAAGGAACTTATATGAAAAAAATATTGATCCCTGCAATTGCTATTATCTTGGCTGGATGTGTTTATATGGGGAAAAACTTCGATGAAACTAAACTAGCGAGCATCTCAAAGGGGGTGACTACAAAGCAGCAGGTTGTTAGTCTCTTTGGCGAACCAACTACGTCCACTTATGATTCTGACGGAAACCAAATATTGCTGTGGTCGTATAGTGAAGGTAATGCTCTCGGTGGCGCTAATTCAAAAATACTGAGTGTCAAACTGCATGACGGAAAGGTTGAATCCTACTCGGTAAGTAAGTCAGCAATATAAGATCATTAAGTTAACCATATAAACCTCGCCTCGGCGGGGTTTTTTATTGCCCGGAGAAAGTGAAATGACCCAGAACGTCGGCGATATTGAATATGTTATTAAGGCTGATACGGCTCAGCTATTGCGTGCTGACAAACAGGTTCGTGACGTAACCGACGGCATGGAAGGCGGTTTCAAGCGGGCTGATAAGGCTGCATCATCTCTCACTTCCTCATTCGGATCTTTGAGCCGGGTTGCCACTTCTCTTATGGCAATTTTGTCTGTGCAGCAGGTGGCTCAATACGCTGACGCATGGACGACTCTGAACAACAAACTGGCAAACGCCCTTCGGCCTAGCGAGCAACTGGTTGATGTTACTGAGCGAGTATTCAACATCACACAGCAAACTAGGGGCAGCCTCGATGCTACAGCTTCTTTGTATGCAAGGCTGGAGCGAGCAACCAGGGAATATGGAACCAGCGCTGATGATCTGGCTAAGCTAACTACCATCATCAACCAGGGGTTTGTTGTCTCCGGTGCGACCGCTCAGGAAGCAGAAAACGCTATTATCCAGTTGTCTCAGGGGCTGGCTTCTGGTGCGCTGCGCGGTGAAGAATTCAACTCTGTGAATGAGCAGGGGAACCGCCTGATTGTGGCGCTTGCTGACTCTATGGGGGTTGGCATTGGACAGATGCGTCAGATGGCTGCGGCCGGAAAGTTGACTACTGATGTTGTGGTGAACGGGTTACTTTCACAGGGTGTGACGATCGGCAATGAGTTCGCCAATACCACCACAACTATCAGCCAGGCTTTGCAGGTTGCCGGTAACAATATCACCAAGTTCTTTGGTGAAAACTCCACGGTGAAAACCGGTACAGCGATTTTTAACGACGCAGTAATCAGCGTCAGTGAGAACATAGGCGCTTTAAGCGCCATTCTGACTGGTGTCGCAGCGGTAATGGGAAGTCGTTACGTTGGCGCACTGACAATGGCTACTGCTGCGAAGGTAAAGGCCGCCGTAGCTGCACGAAATCAGTCAGCAGCAGAGATGCAGGCGGCGCAAGCCGTTGCAAATAAAGCTGCCGCCGACCTCCGCGCAGCCGCTATCGCAAAAGAACGGGCGCTGGACGAGATCCGCCTTGCGGAGATGATGAAGCAGACAGCGGTTAGTGCGACGAATGCCGCCACTGCCGAGCAACGCTTATCTGCCGCTCGCGTAGCCGCTGCTGGTGCTGTTGATAATTACAATCGCGCTCTGGCAGCAAATAAAGCGGCACAGGCTGGGTTAGCTACTGGAGCAGGGTTGGTTAGCCGAGGATTGTCTCTCATAGGTGGCCCAGCTGGTGCTGCGATGCTCGCGGCCAGTGCGATTCTATATTTCTCTCAGCGAGCTAAAGAGGCCAGAGACGATGCCAATAACCTGGCGGATAGCGTCAACGAACTGAGCGCTAAGTTCCAGACCATGTCTCATACCGAACTGGCGGCAACCATTGGCAAATTAAGCCAGAATCTGCCAACCCTTAGCGATGCGGTAGCCGATGCACAGAAAGAATTTAACGACGCTACAGCTGCTGTTCAGAGGCAAGAAAGGGAGATCGCTAACTGGGGAACGAACACTACTCGAGGCCGTCAGGCTGCTGAAGCATTAGGTGGTGCCCAGGATAAATTAGCGATTGCAACTCTCGATCTTGAGCGTGCTCAGAATCGCCTTAGCCAGACGCAGAACGCTATTAACATTGGACGCGCCACGCTTAATGGCACGATGAGGCAAGGGATTGATCTGCTTCGCCGGGATGGTGAGGAAGCAGGTATCACTGCCGGTATGATGGGCAAGCTTGGCGATATGATCAATTTCGCCGCCAAAGCGAAGGAGAAATTCAACTCCAGCAGTTTGATGGTAGAGCGTCCGAAAGACGTTCAGGACTACCTTGATAAACTGCAAGATCAGGTGACACTCCAGAGCGAGCTTAACGATCGTAAGCGTGCGCAGTTGAAGGCTGAGCAGGACATCAGAAAACTTGGTGGAACTGAAGCTGATGTCAGACTGGCGAGGGAAAGAGCTGCTGCTGAATACGACGCCCAGCAAGCTCAGCAGAAAGGCAAAAAGGAAACTAAAGACGCCACGTCTGAAGCGACCAAATACGCTAATCAGCAAGAAACAATCGCCCAAAAACTTGCGAATTTGAAGCGGCAGTCTGAACTTGCCGCCGGTTCTACTTCTGAGCTAAGCAGAGAACAAGCCATTCTCGCAGCACAGCAATCACTTGGTAAAGGTGCTACCCAGGAACAAATAGCGCTGGCAGGCAAATATCGAGGCAAAATTTGGGACACGGCCAACGCACTTAAAGCGCAGGCCGCTGCTGAGAAGTTATTACCGGAAGCGCGCGAGAACGCCAGTTATAAGCAGGATGTTCAGGATCTGAAAACTGCGCTGGATGCGAAAAAAATCAGCCAGCAACAATACAATCAAACCAGTGAGGTGCTAGAGCAACAACATCAGGCTAATCTGGCAAAGATACGTTCTCAGCAAGTAGTTAGCCCAATGCAATCAGCCGTGGCAGAAGCTGATCCAGTTCAGCAGCTTGCCAATCAGCACGCGCAACAATTAGCGCTAATTCAGCAATTCGAGCAGCAAGGAGTCATCGCGCACGATAATGCTCTTGCACTGAAGAATGCCGCTGATACCGAGTATGAACAGGCACGCATCGCCGCGCAGTGGGAAATTTTCCGCAACCAGAGTCAGGCCAATGAGTTACTGGCATCCTCTTTGGAAGGCCTGCAAAGCGGAGCGACTAATGCTCTGACCGGTCTCATAAGCGGAACCCAGAGTCTTCAGGAAGCCTTCGCCAACATCGGCACGACAATCCTCAATAGTGTTGTTGGTAGCTTGGTACAGATGGGGATCGAGTGGGTCAAGAGCCAGTTAATGGGGCAGGCTGCTGCTGCTGCATCACTGGCATCGACAATGGCTCAGGCAACCGCCGCCGCATCAGCATGGGCACCGGCAGCAATGAGCGCCTCAATCGCAACGTACGGTAGCGCAGCAGCGATAGGTCAGGCTGCTTATGCGGAATCCATGGTCGCTGCGAAAGGGCTGGCTCTTGCCGGAGGCCGTCGCTACGGCGGCACAGTATCAGCTGGCAACGCCTACCGCATAAACGAAGATGGACGCTCTGAAATCTTCCAGACTGCAGGTGGGCAGCAGGCATTCATCCCGAACCAGTCAGGGAAGATTATTCCGGCGGACAAGACCGGAGGTGGCGGTGGGGTGGTGCAGCACATCACTTTCGAAATCAACACCACTGGCGGCATAGACGATGCGACCATGGCTAAGATGGCGCAGATGATGAAGCAGGTGAGCCTGAACACCATCCGCGACCAGCAACGTCCTAACGGGTTACTACGGAGGTAATCGTGCCAGAAACATTCACATGGACACCGCAGCGAGCTTATCAGGTTGAACGTACCCCAAACGTAGCCGTTGTTAAGCTCGGTGACGGATACGAACAGCGGCAAACGAAGGGTATCAATCCGCTAATGGATAAATACTCCCTGACCTTTAGGGGAGTAGGCGGCGCCTGTCGGAGTAATTCTGCTAAGGATGCTGAAGCGTTCCTTAAAGCCAGAGGCGCGGTTGAGGCGTTCTACTGGACGCCATCAGATACCGGAGCCAGAAAGCTGTTTGTCTGCCGCTCATGGAGCATGACAAAGACCGGGCCGCTGTTTGAACTGACGGCCACTTTTGAACAAGTACCACGATAAGCCGAAAGGCGGGAGACAGTTATGACTTTAGAACAACGTGTTGAAGAGTTAGAGGCTATGGTTGATTCAATGAAAGCACAGATGGAAGAAGTTATTAGCGCTCACACCTGTGCTTATAATCAAATCACTGCGAAATTAGATCAAATTGCCGTAATTCAAGCTGAACGCAAGGCTTGAATAGCAAGTTTTTCAATCTCACCGATGGTTTTATTCTTTATCTCATCTGGCGCTATATCTAGGTTTACCGAATGAAATTGGTCATTAGGGCCAATCAAATTAGCTTTTAATTTAAATGTATTTCCAGCGACCGCAAAAGAAATAAAGTCAATAGCGTTTAATTTCAATTCTGACATTATTTTTCCTTTATCAGAGGTAATCAGCCATCCCCCTTCGATGGTTACGTCAGTGTCCCACCACTGACGGGCTGAGCTTACACGTTAACCAGGGTTATCAGTAAGCAACATCCTGATATTCAAACAGTAGCCACCACTTGGTGGCTTTTTTTATGGGAGTTTGCCGTGCGCGACATACCAGCCAGTATGATTATTGATAGCGTCGACGCCGGAGTAGGCGCGTTTATCGACCTGTTCGAAGCCGACCTGCAACCCTTTGGCGGAGACCTTATCCGGTTCCATTCCGGCACCAATGGATATTACGGAAATGTGATCTGGAAGGGGAATCAGTATCAGGCATACCCGATAGCAGTCGAAGGGTTCGAGTCAAAGAACGAAGGCACATATGCCCGGCCAACAATGGTGGTGGCGAACGTCACGGGTTTACTGACGGGCATAAACCATGACTTCGACGACATGCTTGGGGTGGTGATCACCCGCCGTCAGGTTCCGGTGAAATACCTGGACGCGGTGAACTTCCCCAATGGCAACCCTGACGCAGATCCGACGCAGGAAGCGGTTTCCCGCTACGTTGTTGAGGAGATGACGGAAGAGACGTTCGAGCAGGTGACCTACACGCTGGCGACACCGATTGACTGCGACAACGCTATCATCCCGGCGCGAACCATCCTTGCCGACGTCTGCCAGTGGCTGTATCGCGGCGTCGGGTGCGGATATGACGGGCCGCCGGTTGCAGATGAGCGCGACAATCCAACCACTGACCCGGCGAAAGATAAGTGCTCTCACCGCCGTAGCGGCTGCCGCTTCCGTTATCCACGACCGGAACCAATGCCAATCAGCAGCTTCCCCGGCTCTCAGAAGGTTTCATGATGCAGGAATTACTCGATTATGCGGCATCGTCGCAGGATGAGGTGTGCGGCTTAATCCTGGATGGCGGGCAGTTGTTCCGCTGTCGGAATGTTCACCCGGAGCCTGGAAAGCACTTCCGAATCAGTGATGATGACTGGCTGGCGGCCGAGGAGGCTGGAGAGGTGACTGCGGTATTCCACTCTCACCCAATGAACAGCCCGGTTCTGTCCGGCGCCGACCGTAAATGCCAGGTTGCATCGGGCCTTCCATGGGTGCTGGCCTGTAACGGGAAAATCAGAACGTTCAGGCCGGTGGATTACTTTTTGGGGAGGCGGTTCGAGCACGGAGTGACTGATTGTTACACGCTATTCCGTGATGCGTATCACCTGTGTGGCATTGACCTCCCTGACTTCGAAAGGACGAATGGCTGGTGGCTGAGAGGGGAGAACCTTTATCTGAACAACATGTCGCGCAATGGCTTCAATCAGGTATCGCCGGGAGAAGCGCTGCCAGGTGACGTAATAATCAGGCAACCATTCCCCGGAGCTGACCCTTGCCACGCAATGATTCTGCTCGATGACAATATGGTTCTTCACCACGATTGCTCAGGGCATTTAAGCCGGAGAGAGCAAATGCGCCCGGCATACGTTAAGCAGATGCATTCCATATGGAGACATGAACAGTGCTCATCTTTAAATTTGCAGGGCATTTACGCCGACATTTCCGCAAAGTCGAGCTGAGCGTTGATACCCCTGCCCAGGGCATTCGTCTTTTGCTTGCTCAGAATCATGAGTTCAAAAAAGCATTCCTGAACGCCAGAGTAAGAATGCGAGTGGCGGGTGAGGATGTTGAAACGTCTTCGGTGCAGTGGCACATGGATCGGCGCCTGAAGGATGGCTCTGTAGTGCTGTTTGTCCCGGTGATTGAGGGGGCGGGACTTGAGACCAGTACGATAGTTCTCATTGCCTCACTGGTGCTGTCTGCCGCCTCGGTTGCTTACTCCATCTACATGTCCCGGAACATGAAAAGCAAAACTTCAGCGGAAGCGGCCGAAACAAACACCCTCACGAATAACTCGTTTACCAGTGCAGAAAACAGGGTCGGACAGGGGCATCCTGTCCCCATACTCCTCGGCGAGATGGAGGTCGGCAGCAACGTAATAAGTCTCGGGATCGACACATCTAATAATTCCGACTGGGAAGAATCAATCAGCTAAGGTGGCGCTATGTCTTCAGGTGGCGGTAAAGCATCAACCCCAAAACTACTCGACGATAACCTCAAATCAAAACAATTCTATCGGGTACTGGATCTGATATCTGAGGGGCCAATCGCGGGCCCGGTGGATCAGGAGCACCTGTCTTCATTCAAGCTGAATAAGACGCCTATCACTGACTCGAACGGTAATGTCAACGTGAACGGCATTAGTGTTGCCTGGCGACCTGGATCGGAAACTCAGGAGCCAATCAACGGATTCTCTGCAATCGAAGCGACGACCATTGTTAACACTGAGGTCACTTACGATACCCCTCTGGTTAGAACCGTGACAGATCAGGACGTGACCCGCGTTCGTTTTAACATCGGCGTCACCGGGCTCATGGAGCAGGACTCCAAGGGTAACCAGAAAAACACCTCTGTAACGATGGTTATCGAGACCAGAACTGGCTCGTCGGGCTGGGTCATGGAGAAGACGGTGACGATTACAGGGAAAATCTCTGGCGAGTACCTTGAGGCGCACGTCATTGATGCCCCCGACACCAAACCGTTTGATATCCGCGTTCGCCGCATTACGCCTGACAGCAGCAGCGATTTGCTGTCAAACGGGACTGTTTGGAACAGCTACAGCGAGATCACCGACGACAACCTTAGCTATCCGTTCTCTGCTGTTGCCGGCTCAGTCATCGACCGTGACCAGTACACCGACACGCCGAGCCGCACATATCATCTTCGCGGGCTGATCGTTGACGTACCGGATAACTACGATCCAATTGCCAGAACTTACTCCGGGCTGTGGACGGGGGGCTTCAAAAAGGCATGGACTAACAACCCGGCGTGGCTGTTCCGTGAGCTGGCGAAAAACACCCGATTTGGCCTGGCGAAACGCGCCGGATACATCGATGTTGACGATGGTGCACTCTACATTCTGTCGCAATATTGCGATCAGCTTGTAGATGATGGGTATGGCGGCAAAGAGCCACGCATGACGCTCAACGCCTACATCACAGAGCAGGCGAGTGCGCGAGACATTCTCGACAAGATAGCGAGCATGTTCCGTGGCATTGCGCTGTGGGACGGCCTGCGCCTGTCCGTAATGCTGGACGCTCCACAGGATCCGATTGCGACAATCACGAACGCCAACGTTGTGAATGGCGAGTTCAAACGAAGCTCTGTAAAGCGTTCAGAGAAATACAATGCGGTTGTAGTGTCCTGGACTGACCCCGACAACGGATGGGAGCAGGTGAAAGAGTACGTTTCCGACGATAAGATGATAGCCAAAGGGAACTACAACGAAACCACTCTGGAGGCGTTTGGCTGCACCTCTCGCGGACAGGCATGGCGGGCAGGTAAATGGCTGCTGGAAACAGCAAAGCGTGAAAGCAGCAGACTGTCTTTCCAGATGGCACGCGATGCTATCCACTTCACGCCGGGTGATATCGTTGAGGTCATGGATAATGACTACGCAGGAACTCGCCTCGGGGGGAGAGTTGTTTCTCATTCCGGGAGGGTGATAACGGTTGACGCGGTTGATTCCTCGGTAGTAACGGACGGCTCCACTATGTCGATTATGGGGAGGGACGGAAAGTTCTCTCGCTATGAGATTGATGGCGTTAACGGAAACAACGTCACACTCAAAAACGAACCTGAATGGGTGAGGGCGGGAACTGTATTTGCCATTTCAACCGCAAGCGTTGCGATTCGCCTTTTCCGGATACTGAGCGTTGCCGAAACGGAAAACAACTCCGTATACAGCATAACGGCCTCATTGCACGACCCCAACAAACAGGCCATCGTTGACGAGGGTGCAGTGTTTGAAGTTCCCAGCGATACGCTGAACGGCTACCGCGTGCCTAACGTGGAAAACCTGCGAATCCTGAACACAAACACCGAGACCGTCCAGGTTACAGCAACGTGGGAGACGGCAACCACTACTAAAAAGCTGGTGTTTGAGCTGTACATCTACAGTGCTGATGGGAAGCTGGTATCTCAGTACGAAACTGACCAGTTCCGGTATGAGTTTTACGGCCTTGCTGCCGGTAGCTACACGCTCGGCGTTCGTGGGCGCAATGAAAACGGGATGAAAGGCGCCGAAACTCAGGTGAGTCTTATTATAGGCGCGCCAAAGGCTCCTAACTCCGTTCAGTGGATACCTGGCCCACTTCAGGCCACTTTAGTTCCGGTCATGTCTGTTACTGCCACATCTGATACTTCTTTTGAATTTTGGTACGCAGGTGAGACTCCGATTCCATTGTCCGACGACATTGAGAATAAAGCTCAATTCCTTGGTCGTGGCAATCAGTGGACCATCCAAAAACTTAAGTTTGACCATGTTTATTACGTTTATGTTCGAACTCGTAATGCATTTGGCGTTTCAGGATTTGTAGAGGCTTCTGGAAAACCAACGGACGACTTCAGTGATATCACCAATGCAATCCTGGAGGAGATTAAAGAGACTGATACGTTCAAAGACCTGATCGAGAGCGCGGTGGAGAGCAGTGAAAAGTTCGCAGAACTGGCTGATGCAATCAAAGAGAATGCAAACGGTCTTGCTGCTGCGGTTGGCTCGAACAAGCAGACCGCTGAAGCAATCATCGGAAACGCGCTGGCTATTGCCGATGTTGTCGTGCGCCAGACAGCCCAACAGGGCGCTAACTCTGCGACTTTCGAACAGCTCCGGGAGGTGATCGCTACTGAGACGGAGGCACGCGTAACGGATGTTACCCGTCTTGAGGCAAAAACTGCGCAGAACGAGGCGGGAGTTACCGAGGTAAGGCAGGCTCTGTCAGATGAAGCTCAGGCAAGGGCTACTGCTGTTGATCAGCTCACTGCGAGCACTCAGGTCATTTCTGATAAAGCTGATTCGGCTTCGAGTAAAGCTGACGCTGCATCAGGTAAGGCAGATGCGGCCGAACAAGCCAGCTCGCAAAATACTGCTGATATCACCACGTTGCGACAGGTTGTCACCGACACGACTTCATCAATGGCATCCCGCCTGGAGGAGCTGGGAGCAAGAACCGATACTGCCAGCGGCGGCATCCAGAATAACGCTATCGCGCTAATAACGAGTACGCTGGCGCAGGTTGATCAGCGGGTGAGACTCAGCGCGCAGTACGGTGACAGCAAGGCCAGCATCGATCGTATTGATAATGTTATGGCAAGCGACAGGGAGGCAACAGCGCGTTCGCTGCTGAGTTTGCAGACTGACGTGAACGGCAACAAGGCAGCAATCAACAGCCTGAACCAGACGTTTTCCAATTATCAGCAGGCCACGGCCACGCAGATAAACGGCATTACGGCGACCATCAACGGGCACACTTCAGCGATCACCACCAACGCGCAGGCCATTGCGAACGTCAACGGCGACCTGAAGGCGATGTACAGCATCAAGGTCGGGTTATCCAGCAATGGTCAGCTTTACGCGGCAGGGATGGGGATCGGCGTGGAGAATACGCCGTCCGGCATGCAGTCGCAGGTTATCTTCCTGGCTGACCGCTTCGCCGTTACTCACCAGGCCGGAGCGACCGTTACGCTTCCGTTCGTTATTCAGAACGGGCAGGTGTTCATCAGAGACGCGCTGATAGGTGATGGCACCATCAGCAACGCCAAGATCGGCAACTACATCCAGTCCAATAACTATGTTGCTGGCTCAGTCGGGTGGAGGCTGGATAAGGGCGGTACGTTTGAGAACTACGGTTCGACAGCTGGTGAGGGGGCGATGAAGCAGACTAATCAGACGATCAGTGTCAAGGATGCCAACAATGTGTTGAGGGTGCAGATCGGGAGAATTACGGGAACATGGTAACGGGAGGCCTCTTACGGGGCCTCTTTTTTTTCAGGAGAACTGGATGGCGGAATATGGTGTTCAGACATGGGACGCATCAGGCAAGGTAAACAACTATGGCGTTAAGCCTGTCAGCGTTTGTGGCTATCTCCAGCTGGCCCAGAACCAGAAAACAGGCTCTTACACCGTAGCGCTTCCACCGGGTTGCAGGCTGACCTATTTTCAGAGCATGAACGGCGATCATTTTGGTACGAGTCGGAGGAAGATCACCATTTCGGGGGGAACAGCAACAGTGTCAGCAGTAGGCGATACCGACTACTCAGCAGGGACTGAGCCTGCGGCAGCGGCTTATCTCATTTTCCAGATCGAGAGGGCATAAATGGCGGAGTATGGCGTTTTACTGACGACCACGAGCGGGGAAGTATGGGTGACCGCGAACAGCTCGCCAATCGCTCTACAGGCGCGAAAGACAGCGGCACTTCAGGGAACATCGGGGTTCAATACCAAAGTGACGCACACATTCCCCGCAGGTCAGCCTGTTGTCGCCTTCGTTCATTGCACGGTTGAGGTCGAAATCACTCAGACGATAAGCGGGAACACCATCACGATTGATTTTCTCAGACCGAATGCAACCGGCACAGCGTACGTTTATTTTTTCTCTATTTTCCCGCAGACAAAGCCAGACTACGGGCTGGCTGTGTGGGATGCATCAGGGACGCTGATTTTAACAAACGAAACGCGCACGCTGAGCGATGTTGTCACCCTCGGTACCGCCGGGGTGGATGCCAGCTCAGGATACAACATCAATACAACTCTGGCGGGGAAGTGGGCCTGCATGCCTGCCATGCTGGGGCTAATTACCGGGGTTGTATCGGCCGGCGGTCAGCCGCAGCCCTACTCGGCCATATACAAGAGCATGGCAAAGCTTGAGGGAAGTAATACGCGGATATTCGCCAGGCCGCAGACAACCCCCGGCGGCAACCTTCAGAACGTCGCGTATTCGAATCTGAGGAACGTGATTATGGCCATCAACTGCGCCAACTATGATTGATCGTTTTGAACGATCAATTTCGAATAATTGATCTACCAAATCAATTATATCCCATTGATTCATATTGTTATTGTGTAGCTTCATGAATGCCCTGGGATATAACCACTATGAAAAATATGATTCTTTGCCTGGCGGTAGCGGTATTGCTCTCCGGTTGCGCTGGCGTTATTGAGAAGCAGCAACCCGTATGCACCGGAACAGCCCTGGTCGGCGGACAAGAAAGCAGCGTCCAGATCTACGGAGTCCGTAAACAAAACAATCAGACGCAGTACCGCGCCGGTTATCCCTTTAACTGGTCATGGGTGAGCGCCAACACATTCACCAGCACCACCTGCCACTAACCCATTCAGTTTTGAACAAACCCCGCTCCGTCGGGGTTTTTTATTGCCTGGAGAAAACATGATTTATACTACTGGCACTATCGCCATCAGCGGAAACACCCTTACAGGTACCGGCACAAACTTCACTGCTGCTGGCACTCTAATCCGTAATGGTTGCACCGTAATCGCGCTAACCAGTCCGGCGCAGGTTTTTCAGATTACCGCGATTGGAAGCGCAACCTCTCTTACCGTTACGCCTGCTGCTAACCCTGCCATCCCTGCTGGAACCAAATATGCCATTCTTCTGAGCGACAGCCTGAGCGTTGACGGTCTGGCGCAGGATATCGCTGAAACCTTCACGATGTACCAGCGCTACATGAGCGGGTTCGCTGATGTGATGAACGGTACTACAGACGTCACTATCACGATTAACGGTGTGGCCGTTACCGTGCCGGGTCAAAAATCTCTGGCGAAGAAAGGGGCTAACAGCGATATAACCAGCCTAAGCGGCCTGACTACCGCGCTCAGTATCAGCCAGGGCGGAACCGGGGCAACGAATGCCGATGACGCTCGCACAAACCTCGGTTTGGGAAATAGTGCTACACGTGATGTTGCAACTTCAGATCAGATGTCGCCTGCGATGGATGGCTCTAAGTTGCTTGATGCGGGTACGCTTGGTTTCGCATCCCCACGACATTTATCGTCATTTGGAAATATGACAACTGGCGTATTTCGCTACACTTCTGGCACTCAATATGCTCCAGATAATCAAGGCGGTGTTGGCATTCAGGCCGCCTATGATGGTTCTCCGTCAGTTACCGCCTTTGTATGGAGTAGAATAGGGAGCGCTTATATAAAAAGCGGGACCGCTAATAATACTTTTTCATGGGTGAAAGTGTATACAGAGGCTAACACCACTAAAGCATCAGACGGTACTCTGAAAGCGGCCTCACCAGTCGCCAGAATCGTGAAAACCCAGGAGGAAAACCAGCGCACTGATATTGATGAACCAGGCTTTGTCTGGTGCGGCTGTGGTACGGCGAACGCCGAGGCGGAGGGAATAACCATTTCCCGCCTTGATGTTGGGGTTTACATGCTCACCGGTTCGGCTGGTCTTGCCTCATCAGGCTGGCAATTACTGCCGCCAATGGACCCGGGTGGAATGGGAGAACTGGGTGTTGTTGAAGCGGAGCAGACAGAAAGCGGTGGGCTGACAATTCGGCTTTTTAAGCGGAAATACATGCTTAGCGAAGAAGGCGAAATTGTTAAAACAAAAGGGGCTCCTATGGATGTTCCGGCGAACAGCTGGATCGACGTTCGCCTTGATATGCCAGAGGATAGCATCTGGAAAACAAGAGCTTCCGAAGCTTCTCTTGAACTGACAGAGCAGCCTGAAGACATTCAGCCTTAAAAATTAATAGGCGAACCCAAATTGATCTGCATTCCATTTGAAACTACTGTATATAAACACAGTAATAAAGGGAGTGCAGATTATGCCCCGAATTTCAGATATCCAGGCCGCCTTTATTGCGGCCATAGAGCTTAACCCAAAGGGCTACCGCTACCTGAGAACAGACAGCTTTATAGAAAAGTTGCGTAGTTTTAACTGGCACTTCACCCGAGCCGACGCCAATGCATGGATAGAGCGCAATCAGCCAGGCTTCGCTGACAAGACGACAGACGGTAGCGATAACCGGTACTGGATCCTGCGTAACATGGGGAGGGTGCACTGATGGGATTTCCTTCACCGGCGGCTGATTTCGTAGCACCGCGTTTATCTCCGGAAATTATCTGCGGGATCGGCATGGACAGCCGCATCCTCGAAACCTCGTCTGGCTTTGCGGTTATCGAGCCGTGCACCAGACTGGTACAGAATCAGGTTCTGCTAATCCTCAGCGGCGGACGGACTCAGTTTGCCAGAGTCATGGGCAGGGCGCTGATTTGTGATGATGGTGAAGCGATAGAGGGGGAGGCTGCGGAAGAGGTTGAGGTGATGGGGCGGGTGACGTTCTTCATCAACAGCGTGATGCAGGATGACAGGGTGATGTGATGGGGCATGTATGGGGCAAAAAATTAGCGCAAAACAACTCAAAACCTCTGAAGGTAGTGATTCATCTTGCGCTAATGCTTTGTTTGAGACCTGCTTTTAACTCACCTCAACTCAGAACCTTCTTTAAGTGCTGGATATTATGGATTTTCAGCTTTACTCCCTTGGCGCCGCGCTGGTATTCCATGAAATTTGCTTCCCTGAACATTCCGCG